CTGATGTCAAGAACCAGGTTTCCATTACTATCCTTGAGACCTACGTTTATGCCTGCGGGAATCTGGAACGAGCCGTCCTTGATGAGCGCGGTGTCGATGGTGACACCCGCCGCCGCTGTCCTCTCGATGATGATGTTGGTCTTGACACCAAGCACGCCAGCCGTCAGCAGCCCTGTAGCCACGGCCAGGGTCAGGCTGCTAGAGAGAGTGCTCGTAGTGGGGTCGAGCGTCAGGACGCCGGTAGCGTCAAAGGCGTTGGCGTGGAGGATGAACTGCTGCCCCGTCAGTGTGCCACCGGAGAGGTCTTGCGGGGGATCGCGGCCCACGAGGAGAGGGTGCTGCGTGTGGTCGTCGGCGGGCGCGTCGAGGCCGGTCAAGCCGCTATGGGCCAAGACGTGCGCCGAGCCGGAGTGAACCGCATCCACCGTCGGCGCACCCCACGTCCCGCCCAGCTCGCCGCCAGGGGTCGTGCCGACAACAATCTCCGCGCTAAGCCCACCCTGCACACTACCCACAAGGTAGTCCGCCGTCGTGGGAGCACCACTGGGAGCACCACTGATGATCACTTGCTTACCTATAATCTGGTTGCTCTGAATCGCTGCGTCCGCCGCTGGTATAAAGATAGCGGCCAACACAACACTGTCCGCTGGAACAGAAGGGAAGATAGCAGGTAGAAGCGCAGTCGCAGCAACAGGCCCTGCAACAGCAGACTTTACACCGCTGCTATCGACTACAATCAGGTCAAAACGTCGGTTGGTTGGGTCAGCAGCAGTAATGGTGACATTGCCTGCGGCAACAGTTACAGTCGCACCTGCGATTTGGACTGTACCGGAGGCTACCGCAACGGTCATATCAGGGACACCTTGAGCGGCGACGGCGCAACCTGTTAAAACGCCGTCGCCTTTGAGAGCCGCAACGAGGATGTCTACATCAACCTTGTCGATCTCAGACTGGTCTATAAAAGGGGCGTCTTGCTCGTTAGGTATCGTGAACGGCACTTACTCCAACCTCGCAAGGATGTCACCAGCGTCTAACAGAACGAAGCGACTCCCATTTGACCTGATCTTCAGGCCAGCCTGCGGTGTGCAGAGGACTTTATCACCTATAGACACGTCCGCATACGCTGATTGCCGTATAACGTAGACAACGGTTCTTTGAACTGTGTCAGGCAGGAAGACCAAACTGGGAAGCTCTACGGGTTCAGCAAGAACAACATTGGGCTTGAGAATCAACCTCATCGGACAAGCTCGTCTTCAGCGATGCCGTTATCGTCTTCTTCGTCTTCGTCTTCGTCACGCTTAATTCCACCAGGGCTCGCACCGTTAGATGAGGGCTGGTTGGGCCTGGTGATATCCTCAAGTTCCTTGGCAGTGTCACCACGCGGAAGTCTAATAAGGTCTTTCAGGTAGTTCTGAATCATCGGGTCGGTGGAGTCAAGATAGCCTTCCTGTGTCAACCGCTGGACGGCCTCAACGATAGCTGAGATATCTGCGCCTGCGACAGTGACGTGAGTCAGCTTAGGCAGGAGATCGGTTACGCCGTTGAGAGCGAACAACAGTGGAAGGGCCTCTTCGTTGTAGGTCTCCTCAAAGGACATTACGTAGCCCTCGAAGGCTGCTTCAAAGAAGTTTTGACCTTGGCTGGCAAGAGCGAAGGAGCCTACCCTGGCTGTACCAAGCTCAAGGAAGACAGCAAGAACAGACATCAGCATACTGGAGCGGTGGCGTTTGATAGCTAAGTCAAAAAGCTGTGGGTCTACACGTCCATTAGGCCGCTCTAACCTGAACTTCCAACCTTCAGGTTCGATAACACCACCTTGTTCGTCAACACGGACAGAGCGAACGAGTTCTTCAGCAGCTTCTTCGTCGCTACCGGAGGTTACATCAGCTTTGGTCGTAGCACCTTTTGGCAGTGTCACAACAGGTATACCAGCGCCAGTACGTTCAAGAGAGATCGACTCTACGGCTTCGAGCCTCAGCATAGAATAGTAGTCGTAGTAGGCTTGGCGCAGAATACTTTCGCCTTCGGGGTTATCCTTTTCAGCCTTGGTGCGAAAGAGCATGAACTTCTCACGTGGGATCATCACCCGCTGGTAGGTGGGAGGCGCTATCTGCCAGATGCCTGATAGACGGTTAACGTCTTGCTCATCCCACGCCCAGTCGATAATCGAGTCGTGGCCTATCAGCGGGATTTCATCGAAACCGATCATCCCATCGCTGAACATTGAAGGCGGTTTACCTTGCCGACCTTCACGTCTCTTGAAAACCATCTCCATTGCTGAGAATCCAAACGGCAGGAAAGTGATCGAGTCGGAGACGTAAGATGCCCAAGACAGGCGCATATCACGACGACAGGACTCTGCAAATGCAGCATGAGCTGTAGCGCGGGGCGAGTCATCTGCGGGAACAGTAAACCAGCGGACTGACCTGAAGCTGGCTTCGATAGCGCGTAAGAAGCCTCCAACGACGCCGGAGTTCTTGCGCATCTCATCATAGGCCCGAAGACCCTGTGGGAACCTAAGCTCAGCAAGGAACTCTTCAAAGATTCTCCCACCGAGACGCTTGAGTCCGGTTGAGCTGATCCGCACATGAGGTTTTGGTGTGGACTTAGGCTGTCGCGGCAACGACCGTCTCCTGTTTAACCAAGTTCGAGATGAGCTGAGACAGCTTCGGGTGAGTTCTTACGAGCCAGGTAGAATACGCGGAGAGGTTACAACGCGCACACGGCATCAAGAATAGATAGACAGCAGTGATACCTTCAGCAACCTGTATAGTCCAGAAGAGTTTGAACAGCCCAACGTCCTTACAGACACACATTAGCGCCATGATCTCCTCGCTATCTCAGAGCCCGTCCAACGTGGGAGTATCCGTCCAACAGATGTCCGAACCAGCTCGTCTTTGTGTACAGTCTGCACCTGAGCTGTACTTCTAGACCCAAACTCTGCTGCCGCCATTATAGCAAACGCCAGTGCAAAAGCGTAGTGGTCTGGACGTGCAGACGTGTATCGAGGGACTAAGCGACCTTCGTCACCACCTTTTCTTACAAGCTCTCTGACAAGCGCCGTTAGCTGAGCGGTGAAGTCTGGAGAGATGTGTGAATGGAGGATACATCTGGGAGGTTGGGCTCTGAGCCATGCATACATTAGATCGAGCATGGCAGTGCGGTCGAACATGACCTCTTGAGTGTCATCGTTCCAGGCTGGCTCTGTCTTGCTTGGGTGGTGTTGCCAGCGATAGACCTTGTAGGGGTATCTCTGAGCCCATTCAAGAGTCTTTCGAGGGTCTCCACGAGCGTCGATAACTGTCAACTTGGGGTCGTATCTGCGAAAGATAGCGTCAAGTTCATCGAACTCTGAAACGTAGACCTGTTCAATCAGACGATAGGGTGTCAGAGAGTCTTCACGTCCGATGATGCTGATATGTAAACGAGTTCCAACATCAACGCCCATGTAAGAGTCCCTACCTGCTGGTTCTTTCCAGATATAGTTCTCACGAACGAAGTCGGTAATGCTTGGTTTAGCACCACGAGGACGGTAGGGAATACCTAAGTCGGCATTGTAGAAAGACTGGAGTTTTTGAACATCTTCAACGGCTGAGAAGCGGGCAAGCATCTGTTTCAGATTTGCACGCGGAGAGAGCAGTTTATTAACGTGATAACCGTGCACATCTCTACCTGGATATCCAGCAACCCAATGACCTTCAGCGGAGATGTCCAAAGGCTTCTTACACTTCATGCAAACGATACGAACATTTTGAAGGTCAGTGGTGAACTCGATGTTGTCATCCCAGGTAAGTGTTTGATCGTAACCACAACGACCACAGGGGATGAACCATTTACGTTTGTCACTTTCTTCGTACATCACATCGATGCCAACTTCGGGGTAAGTAGGCTGGCTGGCAGCGCGATAAAGCGGGGAGACGGAGGAGCCTAAGCGTTCTTTGGACTTTTCTACGGCTCCTTCTTGGAAGAGGTCGACTTCATCGTTGACAACGATGTCGGCATCGATAGAACGGGTCTGGATAACTGTCTCTGAGCCTCGAAGATAGAGTGCTCTACCTGCGATCTTACGCAGTCGGGTACGGTTACTGGTAACGCGCTTTGAAAGATAAGGAGACTGTTGGATGGCCTCACCTATGCGACCCTGGCTGAAGTCATCCATGTGAACCTGATTAGGCATCACATAGAGTCCGTTACCTCTGCCAGCGTAGCCTGTTTCAGTCACCCAGAGGCAACAATTGATAAGCCATTCGGAGATGAAGACCTGTGCAGCTTTGAGGATGACAATATCAGGATGGTTGTCTCGGTAGACTTCTCTGAGTGCGGGGAGAATTTGAGGAGGCTGATCGTTAAACCGTCTGTACTTCGCCGTCCACGTAAGAAGGTCTATTGTCTGTTCTTGCTGGTATGGACGCAGGATACTCTTCGATAGGGTCTCCCGCAAATACTCTTGCGATTTCGGATGCAAAGACAGTGGCCCGCTCTTCTGGTGTGGAGTGGAGGTTCGCTTTATGGAAGGCATGGCTTATCGCATTGATTATAGCACGCAACATCTCCTGGGATAAAGCGTGTTTGTCTGATTCAGTTATAGTCTGAGCTGTTCGAGCGATCTTGGAGATAGTGTTAAGGACATCAGTGAGATCTTTAAGAGGTAATTGGGCCGCGTCTTTGTTCTTCTCAAAGAAGTCTGCTACCAGTAAGCGAGCCAGAATAAGTTCTTCAGTAACATCTGGATTAGAGAGCGCACCTATATCCTTGGACTGCTCTGCCTTCAGTCGCAGGAGTTTAATACTGTCAGAGAGTGACCGAGTGTAAAACCCGAATCTGTCAGCTACTACAAGCTGTTTCTGCTTTCGGATTATTGAACGTTGAGCACGTCCTAAATGGCTCCAACAGTAGGGATAGCCTTCATGGACTTTACGGGTCTTATTTATAGCCCAGCATTTAGGACAGTTAGAGTCCATATTTTGTACTTTAGAGTCTATCTGTTTATAGCTCTGAGAGGTCTTTGACATCGTTACCTGCTTTACCTGCTTTGGATTACTTTAAATGCTTAGGATCGTTATCACCTATATAGACACTTATACCCTTAAGGTGTAAAGCACGACGAAGCTAAAGCTTCGCTCGAACTGTACCTATTAAAGACCATTTACCTCCAGTTGAACCAGCGTCTCCAATCAACCGGTGCCTCATCGGTGCCAGCGTCTCGGAGAGGGCGGCTACAGGTTGTCCCAGAACATACCGTGTGCCGCCTGTGCGGAGCGGTGAACGACGCTGGTCTCGCGGAGGATTTGCCGCCCATAGGTGTCGTACTTGGTCTCGTCATCGGAGACGTAGACCACGTTCAGACTGGGAACGGCGGTGCCGTGAGACGGGTCGCCGTGCTCAAAGGTTCCCCACACGGCTGTAACGACAGCAACGTGTGGGTTGCCGATGGCGTCGACGAAGCGCACCGCGTCACCTACGCCAACTGGTTCTACCAACTAGATCACCTCCTTTCTGTACCTAGCCTCGTTACCTGTCCACACCTGTCAACGTGTCGTTGACAGCGGTGTTCTGAAAGAACGTCTTGTAGACAACAGTGGCACTGGTGAATGACGCCGCTGACGCCGCCAACAGCCCCTCAGTGTCTTGGATGATATCACCGTTGAGCGTCACCGTCCCGTTGATAGCGCCGTTTGCGGTGCCTGCGACGAGGCAGACCGCAACGGTCAGCGCCATCGTTGCCCATGTCGGCCAACGGCTCCGCTTCAGGAAGCTGACCACGGGTGGAAGGAATGCTCCCATCGCTACTCCAAGACCTATCTCGTTCATCAGTCTCCTTTCTTGGGAACGCCGCCAGGTAGGTTCCCAGGAACATCACCGCGATGGCGATGGCAGTTAAGACCGCATCAAGCATCGATGACTATTATAGCATCAATCAGGGTCACGTCCTTCCAATTTCAACTGACGATGGCGAAGACGGTGGCAGCTCCGACACAGCCAGATGATATCCAACTGCCTGTCATAGTCGTCATGGTGAGCGTCAATCTTCTTCCGAGGACACCGTTGGCAGTTGGCAAGTTTTATCAGTTCGCCACTGTACAGCGCCCGCTTGACAGCCATGTGAGCGACGCGCTTACGGGGGTTCTCTTCGCGCCACCTGCCAACACGTGTGTTGACCTTATCGGCGTTACGGCGATAGTAGGACTTAGCAGCTTCGGCCCTATCAACAGGGTCGCGCTTATCGGGGCGGGGAAACCGCATCGAAGGGTCGCTTCGCAGTCCTCGTAGAGAAGGGTCACGCATTGACATCGACGTGATGATACTCTATCATATATAACGACGGTGAAGATGTTCAATTAGGAGAGAAGTAGTGCTTACAGGGTTAGAACTCGGCCAGAGAGTCAAAACGATCAGAGGAGAGCTTGGGCTATCCCAAAAAGAATTGGCCCTGGCCGCTGGAATGAGCCAGGGGTATCTATCACAGGTCGAGTGCGGACAGGTGAAGAACGTATCGATTGGGGTCGCGGTCAGGCTTGCGGAAGCGTTGGCAACCGATGTGTATACACTCATGGGTGCAAAATACGTAAAGATCGACGTTCTGCCCGAACTGGCCACAGACATCAGCAAGATGTCTTTTGACAAACAGCGGTCGTTGTTGGAGCTACTGAGAGGTTTGAAATGAAAATCGTTCTCACGGTCTGCGCCGTAGTGATAGCACTGGCGATAGTCGTAGCTGTCTTCAACGCTACGGGCGGGTCTGATAATAAATCAGACGCCTGTAGAGTAGCTGAGGTCAGATGGGAGTTCGCCCGCAACGGCGACCCCAAGATATACGCCTCCCTCAACGTTCAACGTCTGTGTGGCTACACACCTTGAGTGGTTGGCTACGTTGGAGCCCTAATCTTATCACGCTGCACAGCGGCAGTAAGAGTCATTGGTTTGTAGACGGCGCAGCAATGTTCAACGATGAACATATACGGGAGAGCGTGCTTGACTATTGGCAGGAAAAGCTAGGAGACAGAAAAGTACGATTGGTCGCTATACCGACCGGAGGGATAGTATGGGCAGAGGCTCTCGCTGAGCGCACCGGCAACGCTTGGGGAACACCTGACAGATTACCCGCTGGTCAGGAGCCGATAGTTGTCATCGATGACGTGGTAACAACAGGAGCCAGTTTGCGTGTTGTACCCTACAAATTCGCTCTGGTGGTAGTTGTCAGAAATCGTTACGTCCATGTGCCTCGTGTGATAACCTGGGCGTCAATCAAACTGTAGATGCCTCTTTACTGTGTTAACTGTGCAGGTAGACTTCTGGGTTGGTTCTGCAAGTGTGGCAGCAAGGTGGGGGCAGAGCGTGTTCCACCATTGGACGGTATCATCACATTTGGGGACGAAATCGTCAGTGAGTTGAGACACGAAAGACGTGAGAGATTGATGGAGGCAGAGAATGGCAGACTTCAAAGAGGTTCTAAAGAGAACGCACGACGGTTATCACAATCGCAGTGATTACCCACCTTTCGCGCTGATGCCTTGGATGGACAGCTTACTTACAAAAGATAAATGATGAACTCGACGCCACCTCTATAAACACGAAATGAATACCACTGTTGTCAACAGACGTGACAGTGAGTTCGATGTCTACATCGGCAGACCGTCGAAATGGGGGAATCCGTTTAAGATCGGCAGGGACGGCAGCCGCAGGAAGGTGATTGACCTATACAGAACGTGGATACAAGCAACACCAGAGTTGATGGCCGCGCTCGATGAGCTTCGTGGTAGGCGTTTAGGGTGCTGGTGTGCCCCCCTACCGTGTCATGGAGACGTTCTAGTGGAGATGCTAGATGACTAAAATTTATCGCCCTGGTCACTGGTGGCTGGACGTACCTCGTGGGTCTTGGAACTACTCTCCAGCAGGGTACTACGAAGAGGGTGTCGCAGCAGAGCCCTCGCTCATAATCAATGGAGAAGCGGTGCGTCAGCTAATTGCCGCGTTGGATGAAGCTGGATGGATAGTTCCACGACTGGATGTGAGGTTGAGAGCCGAAGACCTCAAGATAACCCATAGGCTCCTTGATATCATTGATAAGTGGTAGAAGATGGAAACTGCACCCGCGTTGAACAGTGCTCTTTACTGGTTCCCACGCATAGCTCACTTGCGCGTGCCGGAGACTAGGTTCGTCCAATATGACCACGCTGTCTGGGTCAGTGTAATGGAGTCGAGAAAGCGTCTACCTGAGTTTGACAAAGTGCTCGCGGCAACGGTTGAAAAGGTTGCGTCTGTGGCTGACGAACTCGGCTATCCGCTGTTCGTGCGAAGTGACTTGGCGAGCGCAAAGCATCAAGGCCCCGATAGCTATCTAATCCGCGACCCAGAGGGGATCAGACAGGTACTGTGGGCAACGGTTGAAGACAACGAAGTCAAGTTCTGGTTAGAACGCGCACAGCCTGCGGCCTTTATGCTACGTCAGTTCCTTGATCTACAGAGTGGGTTTGAAGCCTTCGGTGGGCATCCTATCGCCCGCGAATGGAGATACTTTGTCCGTGATGGCAAAGTTGTCTGCCGACACTTCTATTGGACAGAGGACGCGATGCGCTTCCACGGCGCTGAGCCGCCCAAATGGAAGGAAGCGTTGACAGAGCTAGAACAGTATGAGCCGCCGCCTGAGCTGGCAACGCGGGCAGAAGAAGCCGGTGCGGTCTGTGTCCATTACAACTTCTGGAGCGTTGACTTCGCCCAAGATAAGCAGGGCGCTTGGTGGTTGATAGATATGGCAACAGGTGAGCGCAGTTGGCATCCTGAGTGCTCAGCTTAGCTGCTGAAGCAAGCATATGTGTGCTAATGTAGTCGCACATATGTTCTTCTCTAAACCTAAAAGTTGGTACGTATGAGAGATGTCCTGACCCTTCGTGGCTCTGCCGATCCGCGCAATTTCCACGCGGTCGGGGTCGGTCTGCGGTAGGGGGCGGGCGTCGGCGTGTTCTTTAAAGTCGTCGTCGCCTCGCCCCTCTACCTGCGGCTGTCACTGACTACCGTCGCGCCTTGACTCGCCTGCCGTTGTCGTCGTAGCGGGGTTCGCTTGTTAGGCGTTTGCTCGGCAGATAGGGCCGCATCTCCGGCGGCGTCAAGGCGGTGACTACCGCACGGGTGACGGCGCGAATGAAAATACGTTGCATCTCGCCGTCGATTTGCAACGCAAGTTCGCGGCGGCTGCGGCCTATCTCGTCAAGGGCGGCTGCGATTGCTGCGTCGGTTGTCTCTATGTCTATCATCGGTTTCGCCCCTCTCGGTCGTGCTCTAGGAAGTGTAGCGTTTCATGCTCGCGTAGGAAGCGGAAAGCACGGTCGCGGCTGACGCTCGTTATCTTCCTGCCGCATGCGCTGCACTTCGCGTTGACGAGTCGCTCCGGCGTCGCTCCGTAGTTCGCTACTCGGAGGTATTCGGAGCGGGGGATGCGCATCCTTGCGTATCTGCTCATCGGTTCTTCTCCTTGTCTGTTACGTTCGTTCAGGTAGAAGTGAGAGAGAGAGAACGGCGGCGCTGTGACTAACTCGCGGTTGCGAGTATCTGCGCTACGATGTCCTTGACGGGCTGAATGCTTCCGTCGGTCATGCGGGCGTTGTGAACGGTGTCGGTAGCGCCGTGTGACGCAAACTCTCGGCTTGCGCTGTCGCCGTGCCTGAGCCCGTCACCTGCGGCGAATTTCTGCCGCTGCGCATCTGTGAACGTCCGTCCGGCGATTTCCTTATCGCCGCGCTCCGCTGCGGCTGTGTGCTCTGCGTTCGTGCAGTCGCGGTCATACCGGCAGACGCCTAGCGCGTCAAGGTAGGCAACAGGGTGTGCCTTGACAGGCTTGCCGTGTACGGTCGTCGGCGGCATCTCGCTACCGTCGGGCATCAAGAATGCTTCAACGCTTGCAGCCTTTAGGTCGCTCGCATTGATTGTCGCACGGGGGGCGGTGTCGCCTTGCTTCCGCCCGCGTGTCGCGTTCTCGACAAACGGCGGTTCAAGGCTGAATCGCGCCGTGAAGGGGGAGTTAGGCGGCGCGTTCGGGATGTCGTCGGCGGTGACTCCGAGCGCTTTCGCTATGCGCTCGCGGTCGCTGATGTCGCCTGCGTAGCAGATAGGCAACAGCTTCTGAAGGAACGCGAGAAGGGCGCTGCTGTGCGCTGTCTTCGCCTTGCGTTCCTGCTCCTGCTGTTCTACCTGCTGCTCGGCTAGGTTAGCTGCCGCTGTCAGGGTGTCGGCGGTTGCCGTGTCGCCTGCCTTGACTGCCTTGACTGACAAGGCTCGCAGGCTCTTGACGTAGGCTCGCGTCGGGACGGTTTCGGCAACTGCCTTCGCCGCGTCGGGCGTCTGCGCTTCCGGCTCGTCAGAGACGAGCGATTGCGCGTCGGCTACAACGGCGGCGGCGTCGGGTGTTACCGCTTCCGGCGCTGTCGGCGGCGTCGGCATCGGTCGGCGGTTTCGCTTCTTGCTCATGTTATGTCAACTCCTTGTTCACTAGAACAAATGTTCGATACCGCTGAACCGTGTAACGAGAGAGGGGAGAAGCGCTTGCCTATCACGTTCTCCCCCTATTCAATCTCGCCGCTCATTTTGCCGTAGGCTAGATAGGCTCTACTCCCTACCGGCGAGGGTTAGCGTCAACCTCTCATTACACGGTTCAACGGCGTTTACCGCCGTTCTCTCTCTAACAGGTTGTCGGTCTGTCGCAGGGGCTCCGGTGGGCGCGAGTGTGTGTCCCGTCTTCCCGGCTTCTCCCCTATTCGGCCCCTCTCGCCCCTCGGCCTAGCGCCTGCCGTGTCGGTCTGCGCGCCTGCTGTCGGGGGAGGGGGCTGTCGTTATCTGCGACAATTGTCTCATATAAGTAGAGCAACTGTCAATGGTGTCAACCGTCAAAGTTGTGAATCTTTTGTATCTGAAGACGGTCAATTTTGTCTCTTCAGAACGTGCGTTCGCAGCCAAGGGCAGGCTTAGGTTGACATAACACGGAACGTTGACGTTAGGGTTAGAGTAGGGGTTCTACCGGGCGCAGGCCGCGACCCGCCAACATTGGCAGCGCCAAACGTGCCGAGGCTCTGTTGTGATTAAATTATGGGCTTGCGTGTGCTTCTGCCACCTTTGGCACGTCCACCGCTGAGAGACTCTGGTGTGATATGGTTATGGGCCTCGGCCAACATTGGTAGCACCAACGGTGAGCACACCTCAGCGACCTGCTATCCAAATCAACTCCCAACATTGGCGGTCACTATTGACACCGCCAACACTGTGAGGCTCTGGAGTGATAAGTTTAAAAGGCCAACCACTGTTGAAAATGTCAAAACTGATAGCCTGTAGGGAACCCTCTCCCACACTCAACGCCAACGTTGGCTGTCAGCATTGACACTCCCAACGCTGAGCGTCTCCGCGCACGTCTAATTTAAACGGGCTGCCAACATTGGCAGCGCCAAACGTGAATAGGCTCAGCGGCTGCCACTTCCAACTTTGCTGCAACATTTGATTATCCCTGTTCTAGAATCCGAACTCCGGTATGCCACCATTGACAAACTCTACATTGACAAACTCTACACTGTCTAAATCCCTCTCAGCCCCAACATTGACCCCCCCAACGACCTACTTGACCAATTATGAAGCAAGTCTCCACTTACTTTATCCACTCAGTGCCAATTTTGACACTTCCAACGTCACTTTGATGGCTACTTTGTCTTATTGATACTTAGTCTCAATTGACTACCAACCCTATCTCCCCAAAAAAAAGTCGGCAGCCAACCAAAAAGGTTAACTGCCAACATTGTAAACGTTTTAATAGGTATTAAGTGGAGAAATAGGGAGACGTTGACAGTTAAAAGCCAGATGGCGTCACCAATTACCTCCGGCTTAGCTCAACCGCCAACGCCTCCCTTGGGGTTAGTCAATCTAATAGGTCAGGGTCGGGCTTGGTCGTGCTCGGCGTGCATCTTCTCCAGCAGCACCTTAGACCGCCGACGCCACTTATCTGCAATATCCTTCCACGTCCACGCCGACACCATCCAGAACGCCGCTATCACGACCCAGACCATTGCGAACCAGTTTTCCCAGAACAGGAACAAGCCGAGCGCGCCAACGTCTGTGGCCACGAAGAAGACCCTCCAGAAACTTTTCATTTGACTACTCTTTTCAACGGCCAGTTACCGATGCGTTTGTTGTAGCTCACCATCGTCCTCTTGGCACACTTGTCGCAGTACGACGTGTGTCCGCGTTGGTGTCGCAGGCGTGAGAGCCAGAAGCGTAGGCGGATGCGTAGAGGTGGCTTACGTCTCATCACGAAGCCTCCTCCAAACGCGCTCACTTCGACATCTCCTCCAGCATATCCATAACTGCTGGCTCAGCGAACGTCACCGCAAGCATCGTCCCATCTTCAAGCCTTGGCGGGATGTTAAAGATGGTGGTGAACACCGCCTCCCGAATGTGTACGATGCGCCTCAGCCGGTACGCCTCGTCTGGCTTGAGAGTGTCACCCTCGGTAGGTGGTCGCGCTTCCACGAGCGCGATGTATCCATCGTCATACCGCGCCTTGTCGTCGGGACACAAGTCCCAGCCGGTGACGGTAAACCGTTCCATGCTGTCCTTGAGCCTGGTGTCCAGAAGGACAGCGCCGGAGTCAAAGGCTTTGGCGCAGACCAGACAGACCTTCTGTTCCAGAGACACGTAGGACTTAGACATCACACTACCGCCGCTGCGAACAGGAGACCCACTGTGATTGCTCCCCAGAAGTCCTGACCGTGCGGCCTGCGTTCTGGGAAGAACGCGGCGATGAGGCTCTGCTCGGCTGACCAGATGCCAGTGATGAGCGCCGCTATCAGTAGTGTCCACATCTACGTAGCCCTCTGCGGATATCTGGGTAGAAACGGGGGGATATCTCCCCCAACGATCCAGAGAGGGAAGCACTTTATGCAGAACAGCCAGCCTTGAACCGCCCAAAGCTCGGCGGCGTGGCGCTTACAGCCGTCACAGTAAGGCACTTCCCAGGTTATCTTACAGAACGGCCCGTAGGCTGGCTGAACGTTACATTCTGCGAACAGACATTCTTGGGATGTTATCATTGTCAATACCTCCTACTACCAGTTCAGATTGAAAATCGGTTTCGGCCACTGAGGTTTACGTCAGAGGCTCGTCCCCAGGCTGTGCGACGTTAGAGCCCGCGTTCCAGAACGGTCGGGTCTCCTCAGCCTCATCGTGCTCGGCCAGAGTCAGGTCAACATCAGGCGGCGGCCCTGCCACCTCTGACAGCTCCAGACGCGGGATGCCGAAGAAGTCCAGCAGATACGCATGAAGCGCGTCAACTGGTCGCATAGGCTCAGGCTGTGGTTTATCTAACTGCCACTCACCGCTCTTGGCCATCTCAGTCCACCACCCACCCGTCTGCGACCAACGCCTCGATGGAGGCGTAGTCCTTGAATGGGATATCGTCCTTCGCCAGCGTCAGGTGATCCCAGATGTTGACTAAGTAAACTCTGGTCTTGAGACCCGTCATAATGACGCCGACGGTTTTGCCGTCGCGCTTCTTGACAGGACACATTGGGTAATGTAGCCAGCCCACGTCGGCCTCGATGAACTCCTGGTCGGTCATTTCGCTTGGTGCTTTCATGTTTTCACCTATCCTTCCAGTAGTGCGACGAGGTTGTGGTAGCGCGACTCGTCGCTGCTATCCAACACCTCCGTCAGAGCATCCCGAAGCTCAACCAGTTTTTCCCTGTCAACGACCGCCCCCCATCGCAAACCCCCCTTCTTCAACTTGACCACTATCAAGAAGGTTCTAGCGCCGTCTGGCCCCATTACTGTGATGTTGTCGAACGGACTGACCACGATTGTCTTTTTCATGTTTCAACCCTCCAATAGAATCTGTAGCATCAGTTCCTTCAGCTTGGCGGGTAGCTCACTGAAGGACTTGACGCACAACCAACGGTCGTACTGATTGCTGAGCGTGGACTCTGCCACGCCTACGCCAACACCGATGACCTGTAGCAACCCATCATGCTCATGCTGCACTTCCGTTACCCACTGACGAACGTAGGGCTCGCTGCCACCAGTATTAGGTTCGCCGTCGGTGACAGACAGGATGATGGTTCGCTGTCTCTCCTGACAGACTTCGTTCATGCGCTCCAGCATCAGCTTTAGAGCTGGCAGCGTCGGAGTGCTCCCGCTGGGCCGAACGTCCTGCAAGCAAGGGAAGTCGAACCCAGGTTCCCAGATGCGACACGCTTCGTTGGAGTGATACGCCGACACCAGTAGGTCTATGTCATGCCGATGCCCAAACGCCTCGATGAAGGCGTCGATGGTGTCCTGCATAATCACCCACTGAGCGTCGTAGATGGAGCCTGAGATATCGACCACGAGACCTAGACGCAGACTCACTTCGCTAACGACGTTCTGGCGCTCAAACACGTTGTCCTCTCCGGTGCCCAGCTTCCACAGTAACTCTTCGGAGAGATTGCCGTGGTTAGTCCCCAACGTCCGCTGTGTCGCTATCTCAGTCAGGATGTCGATGGACTCTTGTAGCTCGCCAACCTTACCCTCGGTGATGGACTTCACCCGCTCGTGGTCAACACCTGGACGGCGGCTCTTGAAACCACAGCCGACCAGCTCTGACACGTCCTCGACTTCCTGTTCGACAGCCTGGAACACGGCCTCTGCCAAGTCCTCCGGCATCGGCACATCTCCAGCGTCAAGCTGCATCAGGCATCCGTGGCCGTGACCGTGGGAGTCATCACTTCCGGTGGCGTCGCCATCTTCTCCCGTCGTGCCTGTCTGCGAGCCATCTTCTCCGACTGCTTGGTCTTCGCCACCTTCTTCTTCTCCACCGTCGTCTCCATCTGCGTCCGCCTCGTCCTCGCCCTCACCACTGCCCGACGCACTCTCCTGGTCTGCTGTTTCGCTTTCCTGCTTTTGGTCATCGTCCTCTCCTTTCTGGCTCTGAGCCTGAGTGCCACCACTGCTGATAAGCGACGGCTGTTGAGACTGGCCTTGCTGTGGTTGCTGACCCTGCCGCTGCTGACTGTCATAGTCCTCAAGGATGCGACCTGCATCCAGTATCAGCTTCTTCAGCGTCTCGTTGTCCATCAGGTCGTCGATAGTCAACTGACCAGCGGCGATGCTTAGCTCGTTGAGCTTCCCCAGAATGTCGGCTAGGGCCAGGAAGTCCGGTCGGCTTGTGAGTTTGCCAACGACCGTGTTGTCGTAGTAGACCTGCAACGCCGACCAGAGAACCGTAACGGCAAACCAATCAAGCGGCTCCGGCTGGTTGATGAGGTCGTTCAACACCTGAGCGTGTCGCGGGTCAGACGCGAAATACTGACGGCCACGCATGATGTAAGCGCCACGCAACGTGTGCTCTCGAATCATGGCAGTGTCGATATTCACGTCAGCCAGAATGCCGTGAGCCCGACGCTCGTACTGGTTTAACTGAACAGGTGGGTAGACCTGATGACGGCTGACGACCGTCTCGTAGACCTTATTTCCCATCCGGCGTCCGCGAGCCCGACGGCCACGGATAGGCTCGTAGGCCCAGATGTTTCCCTGCCGGACGTGTCCCATCTCGTGCTGTAGGACACCTATCAGGACATCCACGAGCTTAGGCTCCAGTGGGAACGGCTCGTTCTTGACGAAGCCGTAGCTCATCCCCACGACCTTCTTGCCGTAGTCTGTGTAGCCAGGAAGGTTCTCCATCCCTGACCAGATGATACGGAAGTCCTGCGACCGGCCCAGAAGCTCAGCGGCGTCCTGCATATTCTCCAGCAGGTACTTGAGTTCCACTACTTCGTCACTGCTAGAGCGTACTCGCCAGACACGGCTGATTGCCTCACCTGCCATGTACTTCTTGGCGTCTTCTGTTGTCATCTATATCACCACCTTTCTACCAGACTGATGACGGTGAACGCGATTACCACCAGCAAGACCGCTACCGCCACGATGCGCTCGTCGGTGCTCAACGCCACACCTCCCACCGAATGTCCTTGCTGGCTGCCGCGTTCTCCGCTTCGGTCATACTGTCGGAAATCTTGAACTTGATGTCCTCCATCTTCTGCTCATCGAGATCGCCCAGAAGCGTGTAGGTCACGGCATCGAAGTAGCTTGCGCCGTAAGCCATATCCTTCGCGGCGGCGAGCAGACCACGCATATCGACCTCGACTGGAGCACGGGCGTCGCGCAGCAGCTTGGCGAACCGAGCCAACCTCTGAGCGTCGCTGGCGTTGATGCCTGTCCGCTCGGTCAGGATATCAACCACGACATCTTCCGGTGGGTGGCTCATGTAGATACGGTTCTCGAAACGGCTGACCACTGCGCGGTCGAGCTTCGTCGCGCCACCGTACTGATAGCCCTGGTTGCCCGTGCCGATGATGATGACCTTGGGAGCGACCTTTATGAACTCACCGAGGTAGTCGATCCAGACGACACGGGTGAAGTCCAGCGCAGGCAGTAGACCGTTGGTAATCGTTCTGTCGTGAACGTGCGCTACGTCATCCAGAAGGACGATACAGCCTTCGGTGCTGACAGCGATGGGAAACTGACCGAGCTTGTAGGTCGTTCCCTCGACAGCGTTGGCCTCGCGGAAACCGTAGACCTGACTGGCCTCGGTTATCATCTGCATGTTGATTTTCGCCAGCGGTCGGCCTAGCATCCCTGCGATGTGGAATGCGAGCGTCGTCTTGGCGCAGCCCGACGGCCCGATGAGTAGCAGGTTCTGCGGCTCACCAGTCTGCTCGGCGGCCTTGAGGATGCGCTCTATCTTGGCCTTGACAGGAGCCTCTATCCGTAGACCTGCGACTGGCTTCGGGTAGAGGAACTGTGCGCTGGTCTCGACATCCAGGTGAGACTGTTGCAGCGGCACGACTACCTCCCCAGTAGCGGGCTGGTCAGCGTAACGCTTCGGGCAGAAGTCCCGCATATGGAGGTCGAGTAGGGACTGGTTCGGAAACGGGTTGACCCCGCAGTCGTTCTCGCATGGGTACTCGTTCATTGTTGGTTCCCTTTCTGTTGTTAGACTGTGTTGGCTCGAAGGCTACTTCGCCGCGCGAATGGCGGTGAGAAGCTCCTTGAGTTCAGTGGCGGTTAGCTCGTTGACCTCTTGGATGGTCAGCGGCCTCTCCGGTGTGGAGAAGAAGTCGCGGAGGTCAGCGAACATAGTGGACTCGGCACTGAGCTTGTTCGGCATTGGAGTTTCCCTTTCTGTTGGTTACAGACGTTGGTTACGGTCGGGGTGCTTCGAGGCTGGCGGTAGGCGCGACCGTCATCGGTGTCCCACACGAGTCACAGTAGTAGACACCACCTTGGTTCGTGACGACTGCGTGGCCGCACTCTGTCCCGACTATCTGGACTCCACTCAGGAACGTCATCGGTGGGTCGCCTTTCTTCTTGGGCTCACCCTGTCCGGTGACGTTGCCAGTTAGCTCGACGGTATCACCCTGGTTCAACGCTCCCCGTTGCGGAGACCACCTGAACCAGAACGGCTTGTTGTCAGCCTTGACGACGACGCCAACAGCGTTCTTGTCAAAGCGATCCCACTTCGGCTTGACACTGACGACTTCGCCCGTGACGTGGACGGTTCCATTATCTGTCATGTTGGACTCCTTTCTATTAAGATTCGCTTGTGTGTTTCCCAGCGCAGACGGACGCTGGCGTTCTGTTTCTGTCCTTCAGCTTTTGGTGTAGCTATAACCGCTTCCCGACGGGCGAGCATCCCATTCGCCTCGGCCTGCCTGCGGGCCGTTGTCAGGTCTATGTGGGATCGAGCGCAGGTCAGGGTGGGTTCTGAGTCGGCCTTTGCTGTCAGTGGGTTTTCCTACTACCGCCGCTGGCAGCCGTCACATGAGTTGTGGTCGTCGCTTCGCAGGCGCGGGTTCGGCTCTTCTTGGGCCTTCTCGTCGGTTCCCGTTGCCACTCCCTATCCTGTTGTTGGCCCTCTAGCTTGGGCCTCCTCCTCTCTCTTGAACTATGGATAGTTTAGCACAGCCGGGGTCGAATGTCAATAGTCCAGGCTGTCCAGTTAGCAATTAACCCTACCCTCCCAGCGATACGAACATGGCTGTGTCAAAGGTGGCTGACGGTTCACGCTGGCGGGTGGGGCCGACAACATTGGCGACGGCGGCCACGCCGGTCGGCGCTGTGCCAACGTTGGTGCTGCCACCGTTGTTCTCGTCTGGCACAGCGCCTGAGCCAGCGCGAGGCTCTGCCAGCTTTGATTTCGACAACAGTGAGCAGTTGGCGGTTGGTTGATATAACTACCAAACCGACCCTTTTCCAACGTTGACGCACCCATTAACCGAAAGATTGGCAGTTTGCAGGAGGCTAATTTTAAACGGGCCAAGTCAGTTTCCTGAGTCTAAATGCGGCAAATAGTGAGAGTGATGCGCCGCCTCCGAGCAAGACCACCATACTCAGAAAACTTGAATCCATTCCGTAGTAGTGAGGACTGAACCGCGCTGCAAACTGTAGCCAGCTCGGTTGTGTGGATAAAGGTATCACAGCACCGCCGAGCACAGACGACACAAGGGCCAACGGGTTAAGGACGTTTGCCTGCAACGCTAGGTCATCGGTCAGGCTGGCAAGTAACAGCCCTGCGCCTATCGGTATCGCAAGGAAAGCAAACAGACCAATACGAACTCCGTGCAGACCGTAGAACATACTCCCGAACGCCAACGCAGTCCCAGTTTGTAGAACACCCAAACTGAGCACGGCTAGAGCGGGCGCGGTGATGATAATAAACGGAGACGTAGGCGTTGTCATAAACCACCGCCAGACACCACTTTGCCTGTCGCGCACGATTCGGCCAGCGAGCGTTGTAGACAGAAAAGCGGAAAACATCAGCGTGAACCCTGGTATGACTTGGGCCGGACTGTCCACTACGACGACCTTCATTACCGGCATCACAATGACAATGAGAAGGATGGGTAAGACTATATACCAGACAGCAACGGTAGGGTTTCGATAGAGCAGTCGGATTTGACGATGGGAGAGTAGAAACAGTGCAATCACCACTCCGTCCTAACCTCACACTTCCAACCCCAGTCTAGTAACCATTTCTCCATCCAGGCAGTGAATAGAGGGCAATCATGGCTGGCCTCTTCAATGGTAACAATGAACGACCCGTCCTCCATTGGTTCAACAAGAACGACGTGTAAGTCCCCCCAGTTGATAGTTTCGCCCTTAAACTGATCAGCGCGGCTACTCACCCGCCAACCATATTCGGGATGTGGGTTGTAGAGATGGCGGATAAGTGCTTCCGCTTGCTTTCTCAGAATCGCAGCCCTCTCGCCATCAGTGAGCGGACGCCGGTTAAGTATTGACGGCATGCGCTCTAAGTCGGCAACGAAACTCATATCGTTCTCCTCTCCACTTTCTGAATAGACGCATATGTTTCTCTCACTCCACGCCCAAGTAGTTCAAGCTCTCTGGCCATCCTCGCGCGCAGAATATCCAAGCACACCTTTTTAGGGTGTGGATGTCTATCAGGGTACTCATACGTCAGGGGTGTGTCGTTGCACCAAGTACCGCACTCTGAGCAGATATATGAATGTGTCCCTTCAGCCACTTTTTTCCTCTGCATCCTTCCACCCTTCGCGGTGCGCTCCAGCGATAGCACTAACCCTAGCTCTGGTCAAACCGAACTGTCTGGCAACGCGAGCGTATCGTCCGTATTTGGCGTCACGCTCTAGGGCTTCGAGTATCGCCAAAGTCTGCGGGCTGACACGCGATTGGGCAGCGTAACAGGTTGCACAGATATCTGCTCGTCTGCTCTTACGCTTACCGCAAGAAGAACAAACCCTCGTTGGTAGGAGTCTCCATCTACATCCGTTACAAGTCTTGCTGACTTTATATTTAGGCCCACCGCAGAACGGACAGGTGTCCATTCGACTGCTACGCCGCCGACCCTTGTTTGCTATCAACTTTGGCCTCCCCGCTTCACCTGTTCTATTTGCTGCGCCGTCGAACGCCGCCAACCTGTCCGAACGCACCCAGTAGATACGTGTCTTGTCTGCTCGACCGTCGAAGCCGACGTTGGTGTACCTGACCGGCAGACTGCGCGCTACAGACTTGAGTATTCTTAGCCCATAGTAACAATGCCCACCGTGCTTCGTCTCGCGGATGCGCTGGACAACACGGCGCTGACCACTCCACCAGAAGACGACATCACCTATTCTATACTTACGCATTTCCTTTTAGGGTGACAATGGCATCATAAAGAGAACACCCAGGGCGGTGCCCCAAGGCGGACTTGTTGAAACAGTTAGGGTACTTCTGCTGTGGGTTCAGTCCTCCGCAAAGCGGGCAGGCAGGGTGAGCATACGGGTGCATCGGAGGCCCACTTCCCATGAATCCCGTCCCTTCACAGTCTGCATGGGTGCTCCACTCAAGCCTCTCCAGTACCCTTAGAAGTTCTTTGGTTTTCATTTTTGTAGCTCATTCGCCTTCTGGAGCATCTTCGCCTCAGTCTCCATTAACTCTAAAACGCTATCCAAGCTCCACTTACGCATCTTCACCTCATCGAGCTTCTTCGGCATCGGCAGTCCTGACCGCAGGATGAACTTCACAAAGTCCATATCCAGCCAAGGTGGAACCCAGGCACCTGAGCGGCAGACGAAAACCTTGTCGAAGCGTAGTGGCAGGTCGTCGCCGTTATCGACCTTGCGGTCGAGCTTATACTGAAGGTTGGGCTTGGGCTCCAACGTCATAGCATACCGCCGCCACTTAGGATAGCGGACATGCAGCTTTGCACCGGCCAGCCAGTAGCCGATCATCCAGTCTTCGCAACTCAGCTTGCCTGACATGAAAATGTCAGAGAGTTTCTGTTTGTAGCCACAGTCGTGGTGTGCGTCGTACAGCCACACGTCCGTAACGCCTCTACGCACCCTCGGAGCGTAAGCGTGAACATTACTATCAGCCACGTAGAACGGAGCGTTGGGCTTGATGTCGAACCGCGACCAGAAGTTGACCTCTTCACCGCTGGTCGTTGGCAGGTTATAACCGTGCCTGAGAAACCCCATAGCGCGTATGTCCCAGAGAGCACTTTGAAGACCGTTGCCGTATGCTTCAGAGTGGCCCCAGTCATAGAGAGGCCAAGTGTCACCGTCCTGTGGACGCTCTATAACAGGCACGAAGTAATCGAAGTCAACTACTAGAAGTCTCATTTGTCGCTTCCTTCCACGCTGGCGATAGCGGCGCGGGCGCGCTCTAGTCGCTGCCACGTGTAGCCGCCCTCGTGGGGCTGACTACGCTCCATAACATCAACAGCGTCCCTGAGCGCCGCCAGCAGGTCAGGCGCGGCGGCTATCAGGCGGGCGTTGGCCTCGCCTTGCCGCCCGTCTTGGTCAAGAGGGTATATCTCAGCGATGGAGCCTCCGGTGGCGGGCCAGAGCGCAAAGCCCTTATGGTTCTCGGAGGCTGATAGCCTGGCCGCGTAAGACCACGGCCCCGCTGCGTGCTTGCTCATTCCGTCTCTCCTACCTTCCCTTTTGAGTGGGCATATATGTCTATAACCTTGACCTCCAAACGAGACCCAGCACCACCGTAGACACGGTTCAGATGGCTTTTGACAACTGCTTCTGCTTGCTCAGCGTTCTCAGCCACTATCGTTCCCCGAATACGAGCGGTGCCAACAATGTAGTAGTACTTCATATTGCCAGCCTATCCGCCAGCTCCTCTATAACATAGACGGAGCCACACTCTTTGCAGGTCACGCGCTTTGCGTTCCTGCGTGGACTCAGCGTCTCCTCACACAACGGACATTCCATTTCGGGCACTCCTTTCTCGCTCGTTGGCGATACATACTGCCTCTTCGTTTAAGTCCCATCCGACAAAGCTACGGTTGTTCCTGACCGCAGCAACAGCAGTCGTGCCACTGCCAGTGAACATATCGAACACGAGTTCACCTGCGACGCTGCTTTGTTTGATGAACACTTCGACTAGCTCAAGTGGCTTTTGGGTCGGGTATAGCTGTTGGCGCTTCGTGACCGCTTTGAACTCCAGAACGTCGGGTATGCTGAGGCTGTTCAATCGCCTTTTACCCTTCTCAGCAAAGAGGACGAACTCGTGCCGAGCGCGGTAGTGATAACCCATTCCCATGTTAACCTTATCCCACACCAACAGCTTCGCGTAGTCGAAAAGTTTTTTGGCTGCGATAAGAACTTCGCCAGCCGCTTCGGGATGTACGAACCAGTAGAGATGGCTGTTGGGTTTCAGGTAGCTGTGAGCATGGCGCAGAATCTCAATAATCTCTTGTGTGCTCAGTGTCTCGAACCAGCCCGTTCTTAGCTCAGGGCGGTGGTGCCCACCGAGTCGAGTGGTCGTACCAACGCTACGCCACTTGTCCAGAGCGTCCCAAGGCGGATCGCTGATGATGAGGTTAACAGACTCCTCGGCCAAGCTTGTTTGACGTGCGTCAGCTAGAACTGTTGGCATCGAGGAGACCTGCGGCCTTCATAAACTTTCTCCTACGGGCTGCTGCCTTGTCCCGTTCGACAAATCCTGTGCAGGCGTAGATGCCGCGCTCCCACGGGTATCTTCCACACAACCTGCAACCTGTCTCAGTGTGCTGCCGTCTGGCGTCGCCACACCAAGCGCACTCATCATCAGGGTCGGGGACGGTGTAACAGCCCGAAGTTGTCTGCACTCTAATCTTTGTCACCTAGATACTCCAACATCTTCTGCTTTAACTCCTCATCTGTGTCTAGTGTGTCAACAGCCAGCAAGCAGACAAGGTACAGCACCCACGGCTTCGTGTAACTACGTGGAACGTCAAACTTCTCCAGACGTTCTAGAACCTTATCGTGGAGACTGCTAGCTAGGGTTAACCCTTGCATTGCGTACCTCTCAGTCGAACAAAAGCCGCAACCTTTTTCACAAGTGCCTTCGGGTTCGACTTTGCAACTTTGACTTCTGCACTTGTCACGTGCAGCAACGGCAGACCTGCCTTCGTTATGTTCGCACAGCGAACGGCGTCTTCCTGATGCGTCAGGTGGTGAAGTGGGCCGTCGTACTCGATCCCAATGTGATGCTCAGGCAGATAGAGGTCTACCGAGTAACCAGCGACGCCGTACTCCATCTGGATAGGCCCGAAGCCGTTATCGACCAAGATGTTCCTCAGCAAACGCTGGCCGGAGCTGACTCTAGGACGTGGCATCTGTGTACTCTTTGGGCACGTTATCACGAGGGTCAAACAGCGATTCTAGTCTGCCGGTTGCCCGTCTCCAGATGTACTCCGCGCCACAGTCCTCACAGACGTAGATAGCGTGGATGATAAGCTCTGGGAAACCAGAGGTGTCAACATGATCCTCACGTTCCATGACCGACTCACAGTTTGGACATCTCACTTAATCTGCTCTGGCTCTTTCAACCACTCTTGAATACGACGCCGCAGGTAAGCTGACTGTCCCCGCAGGAACTCATATATCCCCTGTTCTGCTGCTTCTCTTAGATCACTCGTGGGCACGTCTATAGCCCTAAGAATCTCAAGCAGTGTGGCATAGCCCTGGCCTTTCAGCGTTGTGTACCGCTCGCCCTCCGGCAACGGTGTTACGTCGAAGGTGGACTCTACACCTAACGCGGCTGCTGCGAGGCTTTCGACTGCGGATTCGCTTAGCTCTATCATCCTGTTGTGACTCCTCTCGTGTGCCTCTTTATTATATAGAAGGAAGGGGGCAATTGTCAATAGCTCAGACAGCGAAGTTTGATAATCTACCCAGCTCACCCAGACAGCCAGTTCCAACTGATCGAAAAAGATCGCCTGGTCTGAACTGTAAACAACTGTTAAGAAGAGTTAGCATCAATATTGACACTTATATCCTAAAGGATAAAACATAGCGAAGGCTATGTTTCTATCTATCCCGTGCCCCTTTGTTGAAATCAAATGCTAAAGAGACTTATCATCAACATGGACACTTATCAGAAAAGAACCTGAAAGGTTCTTTTGAGATAACCTGCTAAGCTGGCCCACGTTGGGATGATTGGACGATTGGACAAAAAGAGAAGACTCCCACGGAGGGAGTCTGTCTCTTCAGCCCGCATCAACAGGGAGGGTCGATGCACCCAAGTTATACCACACTTTGCTGCTGCCAACAAGTTTGCTGATCGACAGCGTTGCCAAATATGGTATAATCACAGTAGGCGACCACGCTGGCTGGGGTGTTGTGTGCGCGTCAAAGTCGTGGGCGCTCTCAAGAGGGGCAGATTTTGCGGGAGGTCTGCCCCTCAGCTTTTTCCCTTTTAGCGTTCAGATAGTATTGACAGATGTATATAACATCTGCTAAGATGATAGACAGGTAAGGCACGTTGACTACACTACTCCCGCGAGGCCCCCTAATAGGACAGGGGCACAGGCGAAGTTTTAGCTTCGCTGTGCTTTATCTGTAAGATATAAGTGTCGATCTTGATATTAAGGAGACTTAGCAATTGATCAAAGAACAAGCAGAAGACTGGACGACGCACTTGAACAAGGCAGAACAGGCTCTCAAGGCGCTGGTGGATGCCGCGACCGAGGGGCCGTGGCGAAAACTGAACCACAGTGACAAGCCTGAACGTTGGATAATATCAGGAGGCATGGCCGCCCCAATGGGCAAGTTGATAGCAGTCAACCCGCGACATCAGGGCAATGACCTCTCACCACGTCAGCACCAAGCCAATGCTGCCTTCATTGCCGCCGCCCGCGAAGCCGTCCCTGCACTACTCCTTACAATCGCTGTTTTGCGGGCGCTGGTGGAGGAGATAGCTCAAGTTAGAGATTGGGTGCGTGAGCAGCGCCAGAAGACCGACGACATTAAGGAGGACTCGCTTTTCCACGGCGTCTGGGAAGAAGTTGGGGAGCGTCTTGATGCTGCTCTTGCCCTCAAGGAATCCGACATGCTGGAGCATCTGGAGGAGAAGTGATGACCGACGACGAACTGGTAATAGAACGAGAGATGCGGTTGGAGGCCGAGGCTCAACGGGAATCAGCAGACCAATGGGCCGCAACGATGAGGATGGAGCGCGACGCGATGGAGCGAGAGCGGGACGCCTCGCGGGCGCTGGTGAAGGAGAAGGACGCGGCGCTCGAAGACGTGGCTCGTCGCGCTCATGAACGCGTACCTGTGGCGAAGCATATTGGCTCTTTCGGGCGGTGGCTTCTGCGAGGCGCACAGTTGTATTGTTGCTCATAAGAGCCTCGCCCTCACCGAAGCCGATATGCGGAAGCGGCTGGAGATGAAGGCATGCTGACGCGTCTGGAGGTGAGGCCACCTGCAAGCGATAACTCTTAACCCTATGACCTCCGAAAAGGAGACGCTCCTCCTTCAGTATGTGGAAGAATGGCGACGGACGTACTCAATAGCGGCCAACGTTGCCCTGAGAATAGACAGAACTTCCAAGAGACAAGGCCGTCTCTGGTTTCGTATTCACCAGTTTCGCTGTGACCACGAGCCCGCCTGCCAAAGCGTTGAGGACTACTGGCGAAGATATAGGAATCCAATCTTGGCCGATGTCAAACAAAGTCTCGCTGACAAAAGAAAGATACACTCCATTGCCTTCGCGCAGGCGTGGTTCAAAGGCTTCTGTAACCGCAAGTGGTCTCCGGTAGCGCATCGCCAGATCGCGTTGATACCTAAGACGCTCGTGAGCCGAGACGGTAACTTACTGCTCCTTCGACTGTACCCACGTCTGGAGCTGGCATTTGAGATAGCTCTACCGAACGACGCTTTGCGAGATGTTCTTTTAGGAGGTGGCGCTATACGTCTTGTTCTGCGTCACACAGACCGTGGTAGGGTGCCTAAAGATTGGTCGCTACTTATCTAGGTCTCCGCGCCAGTATTCTCCAAGAGCGTTCCCTGTGGACTTCGCCGCCCTTGCGTGCTTTACCTTCTTCAACTCTGGATCAGTTTTATAGCTACCAGAGAACTTCTCATCGAAGTTAGAGAAGGCTCTTTCTGTGCCGCATTTTCTACATCGAGCGTCGCTTGTTGGGCCACCAGCGGGTGTCTCTATTATCCAGTGATGAACACAGTCATTCGTTTCGGGTGTATCCGTCACGTCTTGTCTCCTTAATCGACATCGCTTCCATGTAGCGTTCTTCACCCAGCCTGAGCGCGTCCCAGCAGTCCAGATTCAACAGGGCAGCTATCTGAGTCAGCCATCAGTTAACCCGCTCTTGGGCTTTGATTATTCGAGCGTATTCACTCCCTTTCGCACGGACTACTTCGATACCATGCTCATGCAGACGAAGGAGTATAGAAAAACGTATTTCGGGGTCACATCTGACACCTGTCTCCGCTATGACTATCCCTCCGCAGTTGGCAACCTTCTCACCTACCCAATTGAGGAACTCGTCGTCAGTGGTCTCGTAGATGAGGTCTACCGTACCACGACCTGCGACACGTACGTAGACACCAGAGTCACGCATATGTTACCTCCACTTCTAACCCTTTTCTGCGGGCCTGCGCTATCATGTTCGCCGTCCCAGGTGTAATGGGTGTTCGAGTAAAAGCTCTGACCTTAATTGGCTCACCTTCGTCTAGCATTTGCGTGTTCCTGATTGGCCCTGCGGCTCTGCCAAACCTCTTCCAATCAGCAGGATATTCTTCAACATTCAAACCTAGCTCACGAGCGACCTGAGCAGCGATTCTGTCAGCTCCGGCGGAAGCTCCGGTAATGATGGTAGCGTTGGCAGGAAGTGTTTTCAAGTACGCTCTGATAGGCTCAACATCTGTCCACATACGTGAACCACATATCAGTATTCTCATTGGCTAAGACTTTCGTACAATCTCTCCACCTCATATCCAGTTAATCGAGCTATTGGAAGATCGAACCGCTCAACCAGCTTTCGGTCTCTCTCTTTGTCATACCTCTTCCGCTCCGGTGTAAAATGATAGGCCCCATCTGCCTCAAATCCAAGCCACTCTTCCGCGAGAAGAACATCAACCCTGTAGGGCCAGAATAACGCCTCTGCGATTACAATCTCAAAACTTGCCGATTGTAGCACATCGGCCAACTTCCAAGTCAGAGAACTTATCATAATCTTGAGCCGCAAATTAGAACTCGCATGGCAGGTTCGGAGGTGGGCATTAAGCTCTCCATATCTGATAGGTCTTTTGCAGGATGGACATTGATTGCAACAGCTTAACTTTGACCCACCATAAGCCGCTTGAGTGTGCGGGTCGTTCAAACAGGTGTGTTCGCAAAGCTCCATCACTGAGGAAGCACGAAGCCGATGTCCTCTAGATGTTTGAACACGTCGTAGACTTCAGAAGTAGTCATCGAGAACTCTTTGGCGACTCGCGCTGCCAACTGTCTACGGGTCATGCTGGGTTGCGAAAGCGCCATCTCCGCACAGAAGATTTCGATGGCAGCCTGATCGCCTTTGCAAATCAGCAGGTGTTGGTCGTTGAACGCCACCGTCTTTACGAACCCCTCGCCTGACCTGAGCAACGCGGTAGCTTCTATATCGCTGCTACGCCCAGGCCGGTCGAGAGTAATAAGACCGTCTACCCACGCAGGAAGTTGTCCTGTACCTCGTACACGCAGCCAACCTTTAGCATCTGAACGTTTGTTAACGTGGTGGGTGATAATGAGGCTGATGTCGTGCTCTTTAATCAGGTCGTCTAGGTGGTCATAAAGCCCCTGTTGCATATCGCTCGCGGAGTTCTCCTCTGACCCATGTATCTTGTACATCGGGTCTAAGAAGACAACATCCGGCTGACAGGTCTGTACCAAACGGTCGAAACGTCTCAACCCATCTGTGTCGTCGAGATGTAGCCAAGGCATCGTTACGAAGTAAAGCGGAATGTTGGTATCAGTGGGGAGATTATAAGCTCGTGCGAGGCCGATAACGCGCTGATGAAAGCGGGCGTTGCTGACCTCAAACTGTGCGAACAGGACTCTTACAGGTTGTGTCACTTCTACATCTAAGAAAGGCTGTCCCGTTGCTAGACAGTAGGCAAGGTTGAGAGCGAATCGAGACTTACCGATTTTAGGCTCCCCTGTGATCGCCAGCTTGCTTTTGTCGTCGAGAACCCCTCCGGCGAGTAGCGGACGCGGTTCCATGAAGCCGAACGACAGATAGCCTTTGAGGGGGATGACGGCATCCCCGTAGACATATTCTTTAATTGGGACACCTGATTTGAACTTATGTGACGGTAGTACCGTCGCCGGACTCTGCTGCAAAAACTCAGTGGTGATGCCACCGATCTCCGTCGGCGGCGCAGGCAAGACGCCTATGTTCACCAACAGGGCGTCTCCGATTGACTCGTTCTTCTGCTTCCAAGCTGTGTTTTTGAACCACACGGCAACAGACGCATCTGGGTGCATGATGACAGGGGCGGTGTCCATTGGCGTTCCGACGAAGTTTGCCTGCGCGAACTTGGTATAAGTAGAGTAATTGGGAAAGACTAAAGCAGACATATTCTTGTGGGCGCGGACACCGACGTTGTAGTCCTCCCAACCGGACATATCCTCATCTGTTACATCATCGCTCTGTAACTCAGACCAGAGAGGCTGTACGGAATTGGGAAAGCACTTAACTGGTCTGAGGCCCTGTTGCTTGTACTCGTCGTAGGCGTCGAGCATAGGACTCCCTCTTTAAAGGAAAGACGGCGGCTGCGGAGACCGTCGCCTTCTATAATACTAAGCGAAAGTTTCTCGTCTGTCAACCCCTCAAAGGCTTGACAAAGGGGTCGGGCGGGACTAACATATAGAAGCAAAAGTTTCGCGTGCTCAGTGTGTGAAACAGGAGCCGCTTTTCAGAGGAGGGTTGTATGACAACTCGTTTCGCTGCATCCCGCGTAACGACGGGAGGCCGCAAGTTCTTCGCCCAGATTACGGAAGTCGAGGAACAGCACAAGACCTTCACTGACGACGAGACTGGTGAAGAGCGCCCAACGACCCAACTGTCGTTCCGCTTCGAGCGGCCCGATGGCAAGTACGAGCTGGAATGGTATCGCATCCCAGAGGATGAGAACCAACAGATCACCACTCGTAGTGACCTCGGCAAGCTCATCAACTACTTCGCCAAGATGGGCATCAGCGACTTCGGCATGAACGACTACGAGCCCGTTCGCAATCTTTACGTCGAAGTCGAAGTCTTCCCACGCAAGAACCGCCGGACAGGTGCCGACACCGACAAGCGGTTCCCCATCAGGGCTCTCAAGCCAGATGAGATCGCTCAGCACTTCGGCGGTGCCAAGGCGAAGCAGGCAACTGGTATCACTCAGCAGACCGACCCGACTGAACTCTTTGAGGCCATCTTGCCTTCTTTGCAGGGCGAGGGTGGCATCGAGGGCCTGCCGGAGAAGGCGCTGTTCACTCAGTTGGCGAGCATCGCAACCGTCAGTAGGCACCCCCAGGCCGACGTGATCTTCGAGAACGCTCAGACTGGCAAGCTGACAGAGTGGCTCAAGAGCAACGGTCATTTCCACACCGACGCAGACGGGAAGTTCGTCGCTGGCGAGGCTGTTGCCGAGGCCGCTGCCGCTGTCGAGGCGACCCCTGAGCCCTAATCCAACCAGACACTGAGGTCGAGCCGGTTTAGTCGAGGGTGGGGAAGTGGGCGAGTTAGGTTGACAGAAGACTAGGTTGACAGAAGACTTGGTAATATGTTTGGTACACCGTACTCGTAGGTAGGCTGACCGGCCGACCTCTCTCCGTTAAAGTCATTCCGCAACACAGAAAGGGGAAACATCCAAATGCCAGAACAGCAGGTTTACATCTGCGACAAGATCGAGGACATCTACGTGGGAGAGAAGGCGAAGCAGCCGATTCCCTGTCGCAAGAGCGTTGGCGATGAGCCCGTTATGATCTCACTCTCCTTCGAGGTCAACGGGGTCTCAGAGCCCACTATCAACCACCAGTTCTGCTCAGTCGCTCACGCGAACTTCTGGCTCAAGCGCCAGCGTCTCGACTAAATGCGTACCACCGTCGGTCTAGAGAGGTTGTCCGTCTGCGCTCACCAGTATGAGCTTGCGGAGTCTGTTACCCCGTCCGCTCGTACTGAGTATCCAGGCGCGATGTATCTAGGCTCCTGTTTCCACAGAGCGATGGAGTTCTACTTCCGCGAACGTCTCCAAGGCGGCACACCCTTTGAGGATGATGTTATCGGTGCGTTCACGGAAGCGTGGGACAGCGGACAGCCTCTCTCTGACGGTCTGACCAAAGCTAACGTTGTTTGGGCTGATAAGCTATACCCAAATACTACTGAAGAGAGTAGCTACGAAGACGGCATTGGGATGCTGAAACTGTATCTCCCTGTGGCTTCAACCATTGAACCGGCGCAGGTTGAGTTCGGCGGGAAGATAGAAGTTCTGGGTGAGCCCATTGTATTCCACATCGACCTGCTGACTGCGAACAATCACCTTATCGATCTGAAAACAGGACGGCGAACGAAGTCGCAGTTAGACGCTGATGTATCGATTCAACTTAGTGTCTACGCTTGGGGTCTTCGCAAGCTGGGAATCTGGCAACCGCAGGACGAGACTGTCGCCTTGCACAGCGTTGTCAGACATCAGCGTGTGGGTAAGAACGGCAAGGTTAACCCAGAGCCCTACAAGCTGACAATTGTCGAGTCGCGGCGGAACCTTATCAACTACGAGTGGATGGATGAGGTATTCATTCCGCGACTGATTGCGATGAAGCAGTCAAAAGCGTTTCCTGCCAACCCTGGCACTCACTGTGCCTGGTGTCCGGTACGGGAGCACTGTGGACACTGGGAAAGCGTCCAGTCAGGTAGAGCGGAGACAGACTACGTGACAGTTGATGAGTAAGGGAAGGAGATTACTAATGGCATGGCTGCTCAGATACGAACAGACTATCGAAGGGGAAGAGAGGGAGTTTGTCGTCATCCTTGACTCTGAGGATATAGACGACAACGAGTTCGAGAAAGAGTATGGCGCTCGGCCAACGCATCGTTGTCAGATTACTGACACTGCTCAGCTAAGCGGCTTCCCCACCGACCGCGATCTGGAGCCTGCGCTCGGCCAACGCATCGTTGTCAGATTACTGACACTGCTCAGCTAAGCGGCTTCCCCACCGACCGCGATCTGGAGCCTATCTAAATGAGAACCAACCTCTACGTTCAGCTTGACTACGACGGTTACAAAGAACTTGAGGAACAGTTGTCCAACTACAAAAGCATGGAAACTACTCACTCGTCCGTAGAAGGCCATTATCACAAAGCGTTCCGGCTGAGAGTGGGAGACGTAACGTTTGAGTTTCAGGGGCCGCTCGTCCGAAAGCCGATGAGCATAGAACCGAGTGCGGGAGAACTTGGTTGTCAGAGAGACCTCACCACTTTCACCCATATCGGAGAGTGCAAAGGGACGTGTGCCCAAAGCCAAAACCGATAAATACAGAGCAGGAGCGATAGAGTCCTTACAACTGAATAGTCTGCTAGTAGCCTTGGTAGCAGGTGAAGTAGACAGCCTCCCGACGGGAAAGCTCTGGAGACGGCACCAAACCCCCCTCTGTCGCTCCTACTGTGTGTTTATCGAAGAGGAGATAAATCATGCGTACACGTATTATGATTGCAGCCGACTCAGGCTGTGGGAAAACCCACGCAGCGTTGTCGTTCGCCAGTGAGAGACTTCTGAAAGAGCCTGACCTACCAGTTTTCGTTATCGACCTCGACGATTCTATGGACTACGAGATCGATAAGTTTCCTGATGTGAAAGCCAAGCTGACCAACGACAAGGGTCTCCCTCAGAACTGGTACAAGATTGCCGATTATGAGGGGTTGATGACGGCTGTCACCAAAGCTCAACAGGTTCTGGCAAAGGGCGGTGTGCTCATCATCGAAGGTCTCGAACGCGGCTGGGAGTTGGCGCAGGACACCTTTACCGAAGCCGTGTTCGGTAAGTCCTCTGGCGAGCACTTGCAGTCTCTGCGTGCCAGCGCCGTCGCACAGACCCGCTTGCAGGCCCCTGTGAGCTATGACAACGCTAGAGACTGGCCTAGCATCCGCAAGCTCTGGAAGAACAACGTACTGGTTCCTCTTACAACCGCTTGTCCTTGGGACGTTGTTGCAACTTGTTCTGCAAAGAAAATCGTGGCCCTTGACAGCCAAGGTGAGAAATTCAACGTAAACCCATTCATCAAGGGAATCTTCGGTGACATAGGCATAGCCCCTGAAGGGGAGAAGTCCGATGTCAAACGTTTCGATCTCGCCGTTTGTCTGGGTATGAACGGCGGTATCTACTTGTTCTCGATAGCCAAAAACCGCACAGGGACGGGCGTGCGGCCTTCGGAAGTCCGCTGGACGAACCGACCGTTTCTTGCCACACTGGAGAACGCGCTGAAAGGGGAGAAGGAAGATGCGGGAGCCGAACCTGACGGAACCGGCTAAGGTCGTCCTCAAGAAACGCTATCTGTTAGAGAGAAACGGCAGACAGGAAACCGCCGGAGAAATGTTCCGACGGGTCGCGGAGCATGTGGCTAAAGCGGAACCTCCTGAAAAACAGCAGGAGTGGGCCGACAAGTTCTTCGATATGCTGGTTGACCTTGATGGTCTACCTAATAGTCCAACGCTGTTCAACGCGGGCACCGACGTTGGGATGTTAAGTGCCTGTTTCACTTTTCATGTTCAGGACACGTTGGACAGCATCATGGAGGTAGCTCGCCTAGCTGCCAAGGTTCAACAGTGGGGAGGTGGTGTCGGTTATGGACTATCACATCTGCGGCCAGAGGGCTCTCTAGTTCATTCGACCGGCGGAAAATCAAGTGGGCCTGTTGGCTTCATGGCGTTGTATCAGTCCGTAGCGGATGTTATCACTCAAGGCGGCAAGCGTCATGGCGCTCAGATGGCGGTTCTACACTGTGACCATCCTGATATCTACAAGTTCATCCACTGTAAAGACGACCACCCAGAGAAGCTGAACACGTTTAACATCTCTGTTGCGCTGACCGACGAGTTTATGCGCGCGGCTGATAGCAATCCTTTGTTGGATGAGATGGCCCAATCAGCCTGGAAGAGTGGCGATCCTGGTTGCTATTTTATCGACCGCGCAGAGCGTGATAATCCAACCCCAAAGCTAGGGAAGCTCGAAGCGACAAATCCGTGCGGCGAAGTTCCACTTCTGCATGGAGAAGCATGTAATCTGGGAAGCGTGAACCTAGGTAACTTCGTAACACCTCCATATGTTCCATATGGTTTTGATTGGGACAGGCTCTGCCGAATAGTCTCCACGATGACACGAATGCTCGAAGATGTTGTCGAAGTCAACCGCTTCCCAGACCAATTGATAACCGAAGCCGTCCGTCGGACGAGAAAGATAGGCTTAGGCGTCATGGGCTGGGCCGATGCGCTGGCTCTTCTGAGTATTCCCTATGACTGCCAAGAGGCAGTTGATCTTGGTCGAGAAATCATGTCTGCCATTCAAGAGAAAGCACACGAGACGAGTGAGAAAATTGCTGAGGAAAGAGGTGCGTTCCCTGCGTTCGAGTCACCTGATATAACAGGAGGCATACGCCGTAACGCTACCGTCACCTGTATCGCACCGACAGGCAGCATCGCAATCATCGCAGGTGCGAGTTCAGGTATTGAGCCACACTTCATGTTGAGCTACACACGCTACATGGGCTCTGAGGGTTATGAGCGAACACCTATCAATGTTGAGGAGCCTATCATTGCCAAACTCCGTGCAGCAGGGTCTGACTTCACACCGAAGACTGCTTTAGACATCGACTGGGGATGGCATCTAGCGCATCAAGCGGCGTTCCAAGATTGCACCGATCTTGCTGTCAGCAAGACGATTAATCTCCCTCAGAGTGCTACTTGGCAGACAATACGTGAAGCCTATGCGCAGGCGTGGAAGTTAGGCTGCAAAGGTGTCACCGTTTATCGTGATAAGAGCAGAAGCGTACAGGTGTTGAATGGATAACGATCTAGCTGAACTCGACAGGCTTATGCGAATGGAAGACTACGTTCTGTTTGTTCACTGGGATGACGACCACCCTGACATTCACTTGACCACAGGTATGTGTGATGACTTCGGATGTAGCCCCAACTGCAAAGATTTCAAAACGTTGCATGAGGTTCTGAGTTACCTAAAAGAGACACACAATGGGTAACGTAGAAGACCATGTGCGAAATGGTCGTAAGAAATTACCAAGAACACGTCGGTCGCTTACCCATAAAATTGACCTACCAGAGTTTGAGGGCTATGTCACAATTGGCTTCTATGATGATGACCAACCTGGCGAGGTCTTCATCGTCGCCAACAAGCAAGGCTCGACTATCTCCGGCTTGCTGGATGCAATCGGAATTCAGACCAGTATGCTATTGCAATATGGTGTTCCGCTCGAAGACATTGCCAGAAAGATGATAGGTCAACGCTTCGAGCCCCTCGGTAGGACGATGAACGATGACATCCCTTACGCACAGTCGATAGTTGATTACGTGTTCAGGTTTCTCGTCAGAACCTGTCTCAGCGCCCCCGTAGCAAGCGTCAGCGGGGACATCTGCCCCGAAGAGGGCTGCGGTGCTCCTTTAGTCTTTGAAGAAGGCTGTCTCAAGTGTCACGCTTGCGGGTATAGCAAATGCTAGAACACAACTACACCGCCTACAATCACATAGCGACGATAGTCAAAACGGCGATTGACGAAGGGCTCATACAACATTGCGAGGCCACTTATGATGTATCGGCTTTATCATCTTGTATAACGTTGGAGGTTATAATTCCTGATCGACTTCTCGTGAAAGATGTGGAGATGGAAGAGGAAGAAGAAATTCGCGCTGTCGAACGTCCTTCTACCCACAGTATCACCGTTGAAGGTGTTGCCAATCTTAAAGTCCGCTGGGATAAGGAGCGTGGCCTGTTCAGCTTGGAGTCTGTCTGCCCTAGCTGTGCCAGAAAGTTCGAGAGGACTCTCCGTGGCTTTGTGACCAAGCACCTTATCACTCTTGCACACGAGTTAGGGTTTCAGCTTGGAGAACACCTTGAGCGACATAGGACGTTCGAGGAGTACTTGAGAACGTTGCAAAAAGATGTTATTATTGACAGCAAGAAAGGAGGCTGAAATGCCTGCTGGAAGTAGTACGACGCGAATCCTTTATCGGCTCAACAAGGTCTGTGAAGACCTGAGTTGGCTAAAGGAACACCCACACTACGCGGAGGTCAAGAAGTCGGGCCACTTCGACGACATGACGCTCTGCGAGTGCCAGCTCTGGGCCAGTATCGGGCCGGAGATGGCAGCACACGTCTGGGCTGATATGTCCAGGGACGACCGCGAGGCGATCCGCGCTGCGGTCGTGGAGGCGGCAGAGAACGGCACGTCTCTGCGCTGGAGGCTCGGTGGTGAGCTTGTTACCACACTGGCCGTGCGTGTACAAGACGAAACGGTGACGTTCTTCCTGCCTCGTCCTATCGAACAGCTTAGCGGTAGGATACCAGCATAAGATGGATAGTACCGCTCCTACTGTCGTTGTGTGTGGCGGTTGGGTTAGGGGTAGGAGCGGACGCGAGGCAGCGTGAAGAACAAACCGAAAGAGATTCACATCTGCCAGTTCTGTCCGAGATGTGGATATGGCGTACCGTGGAACGCGACCCACTGTTCTTGCGGGAAGAAAGTCTAGATGAGACACCTACGCCACTGGCTACACCGACGACGGTTGAAACACTCATCCGCTCCTACGACTGGGACAGCGACACCGCCGTCCGAGTCTTTCTAGGCTGCGAGAATCCTTCGGTTGACCCATACGCCATCTCATACACCGGAGACTACGGAATCACCCAGATCAACAGAGTCACGTGGGAATGGTGGCTGAACAAGCGGGGGTTCGTCTTCGAGAGTGAGTGGATGCTGCCAGAGAGAAACATCGCAATGGCCTATGCGATTTGGCTGGACGGCAGCAACGTGTTAAAGAGGTCATTCCACCACTGGAACTGCTATTGACTTCGACAACTGGTTTGACAGGTGGTATAATAACAGCGTGCGGAGCAGACAATTAGCAACGGGGTTTCGTAGCCTGTCCTGTTTTTAAGCGCAGTCGGCTCCGCACCCTCTTGTTAAGGAGAAAAGGAGGGAGTAATTGGGTCTCATAGATTCAGTCTTCGGTGTGCGGTGCAAAGGCTGCAACAAACGTATCCGTCCCAGTCAATTTGTCGGCTGCGCCAAATGTGGTGAGTCGTACTGTCCAACCTGTACCGCAGGCGGGCCTGATAGCCGTATCTGTAGCCCTTGTGAGGGGGGCAGTCATGGCTGAGACATGGCTCAGTAGTTGTGTCAAAGTTCCCTTCCCAAACCCTCTTACCAGACTTGGCTACCCCGCGAGCTGGGGTGTGCCTCATGGCGACCAACCCTATAGCAACGAGATGTTGGCTATTGTCAACCACTCGGCTGAGGGTAACTTCTCTACCACTAACTTGCCTATCGCAGTGATGACAGCCAGGGGTAACTCATGGCATATCACCATCTTCAAGGATGGTCGGAAGCAGCAACACTTTCCCCTTGAGGGTATATGCTGGCACGCTGGAACGAAGGCCAACTATCGCTACATCGGTATCGAACACGAAGGGTTGGCTGGTGAAGCGTTAACGCCAGCGCAGAAGGCGGCGACGATACAGGTTCAGTCTGAGATTGCCCGCTTCAGAGGTTGGGTCGCGGTGATTCGGAACCAGACCGGATTCGAGCATAATCAGTTCATGGCGACATCTTGTCCCAGTGGTCGAATCCCGTGGGCAGAGATAGAAGCTGGCACCAGAGTTCCCGCGCCTGCTCCTGCTCCAGCACCTACAGGGATATGGCCTGATGTGCAACAGGTGAGTCTCAACGTCACCCTGTACACAGATACCAACCTCGTCAAACTACCAGAAGGTATAGTTGTAAAACCGTTAGTGAAGGGAACGGTTTTACAGGTCAAGGGTCTCTGGAAAGGCACTCACTATCTGACAGCTTGGTCTTTCGACAACAAGATACCTAACGGCTTCGCTGTGTCTGCCACCGTTGCGCCTGCACCGCCAGCTCCAATACCTGTTGATCCCTGTGCCAGTGTCAAAGCTGAACTTGCCGAAGCCCAACAGCAGGTTCAGTTGCTACAGACAAAGATTGTGGAGAGAGACACCCTTATCCAACATCTCCAGACGAAAATTGCAAATGCGAAGACGGCGTTGCAGAATCTATTGACATCACTATAGATACCTGTTACAGTCCTTTCAGGAGGATATGGTGATGCCTACCAAGACTGAGACAGAGCCGAGAGTGTACAAACTACTCACTCGCTGGTGCTCATTCTGCGTCGCTTCATCTCCCCGCAAGATTGTTGAACAGGATGAGCCGAACGAAGTCGATGTTAAATTCTGGAAGGGCCACGTTCGCATCGAATCCGAGTGCGGCGGCTGCGGCAACGTAGTCGTAGACTTCTACACACCCACTGAGATCGAAAGTATGGAGTCAGTAGGAATTCTAAGTTAAGTAAGGAGTTGACGATGCCAGTAGACTGCACCTTTTGCAACGTCGGCGTATCGACAGTCTGCGCCGACCCTGACTGCAACAATCACATCTGTCCAGCACACACCGATGAAGATGGCAGGTGTTGGGGCGTCCATGAGCGTATCTCTGAAGCCGCTCCGGGGGCTCAGGACGAAGAGGCTCAGAGCGAGTCGGAAGACGAGTCCGAAGAGGGGCCTACGGAGTCGGAGGCTGAGGGGGATGCCGAGCCGCCTGCCGAGCCTGAGCCTGACGAACCTGCTCCGGAAACGGCAGAGACGACGGAGGCGGACGCACCGCCCGATACGACCGAGCCCGTGGCCGAACCACGTCGTCGGCGCGGTCGAAGCGATGCGAGTCCTTCCGAGTGATGTCGATCTGACGCTCTAGCTCCCGCGCCAGTCCATAACTCACTCTTAACGAGGCGATCAGAGACCTCCTGATGTAATCCAATCGGGGGGTTCTCAGTCGTTTGTGAACAAGAAAGTAGTGTCCGTCAGCAAGTAAGCTGGCTAGTTTGACGAGAGGCCGTCGGGTTCCGTAGAGAACATTGTTCTTTGCTCCGAGATTTCCCGCCCCCCACACGCGCTTAGCTGCGTCTTCCAGGCGCGGAATCTTCTGCTCAAGTTCACCCACACTCTCCCCAAAGTCTCTGACGGTACTGTCTTCCTGACCTCCATGTAATCCTGCATCTCCTGACGGACTGTGTGTATCTCCAAATCCGGCCAGCCCGTCAGAATCAGCTTCAAGGGCAGAGTCGGCTGCGGCAGAAGCATCTTCGTCTTGGCGTAGTTCGCGGCTGCCCAAGCGGGGTCTCCTTCTTGCACTATCCATGTATGTCCGTACTCGTCTTCGCAGGCGATGTACGCCACTATATCTTCCTGACCATTAAGTCCTGAATCCTCTTAACCGTCGTAGGCCCAACATGAGGTATAGTTTGAACCTCATCAGGGTCTTCCATACAGCGACGGAATATCATCCACAGATTCGGGTAAGCAGAGGATAGATTATCGAGCACAACCTTACCTATCATCGGTTCCATAAACCGACGCGCTGGGCTGACCTTATTTGTCAGTGTTAACGGTCTTCGGTTCTTCTCTACAATGTACTTGAGATTACCGTTCATCGTCCGCATAACCTGTACAATGGCGGCGGCTGTAAACTGCGGTGGGACGAAGGGAAGGATGATGGCACCTAAGCAGGCTAACTCGATGAAGGCGTGGTAGGTGGCCATATAGTTCCACTGACGCTTGCCTCTGTGCGTGCGAACCATCTTCCCGCTTTCACTTGGTATCAAGCGCCCCTCTGGAAGCAAGAAGGCCACATCTGCATCCTGAGTCAGCCGAAGCATCTGATCATACAGCGAGCCATCAGCAAGACAGCTCAGGAAGTCATTGGCCTCTTTCCGCTCCATCAACCAAGTCTTGCCTCGTTTAGATAGCGAACCGTAGTCCCCAGAGTTCATCTTCTCTCGGACGACCTTGACCCCTAGCTTACCAATGTCATCCGCTATTCGTTTGGGGTCACGAGTGTCCGCAGTCAGTACATCCAATTCCAACATTACTGTTTAAGCGCCCACCAACGACGACGGCTTGCCGCTATTTTCATGCGCGTCTCGACTGAGTGTGTTTTACCCAAACGCGCCATACGCATCTGGCAGTTTGTCCCACATAACGAAGCTCACCGTTCTCACCCACGAGACTGTAGATTACACCACTCATCAACCGTTTTTACTGTCAACTTCTAAACTTGCCATTGAGCAGTTTGGTGAGAAGCGCGTAACCTTGTCTGGATGAGCGAGCGTTGACTACTCTCTGAGCACGGTGTAGTGAACAGGCAACAGCGGAGTAAGATATATCCATTGTCTCCGCAATCTCTCTGTTCGAGAGGCCGCTCAACAGAGCAAGCTCGACGACCCTTCGTTCTAGGTCAGTCAGCCGTCGCCTCTTCTGCTTCGTTGTTATCAGTATCATACCCCTATTGACTTGAGCGAAAGTTTCGCCTATACTCTGAGTATAGGATAAGTCGAATGTCTGTGTCAACCTGCCCGCCTGAGCTTACGATCTGTAAGGACTGCCGTTTGCATGAGAAGGCGACGCAGGTTGTCCCTGGTGAGGGGTCTCTGGGTGCGAAGATACTGTTTCTAGGAGAGGCTCCTGGATATAATGAAGACCGACTGGGGCGACCGTTTGTAGGTAGGGCTGGTAACGTCCTTGACAGCATCCTGCGAGACCTTGGGATCAAGCGTAAGGACGCTTACATCACCAACATCGTGAAACACTGGCCTGAAGGGAACCGCGACCCCTTGCCCGATGAGATCGCCATCTGCAAGAGGTGGTTGGATTTGGAGTTAGAGATAGTCAAACCCAAACTGATAGTCTGTCTAGGGCTGTTCGCCGCCAGCCGGTTCTTCCCCAACAAGGCCAAAATAGGCTCGTTCAGAGTCCTGCCGGATAAGACCATCGTTGTCAGTGTCTACCACCCAGCGTTCTTCCTCCGCGCCCGCCGTCCGGCGATACGACAACAGATTTTGGCAGGTATCAGGGAGGGATTAGAACTTGCCAAAAGCTAAGAGCCGCCGTCTTCAAACCGGCAAGGACTCTTATTGGGGTGGACAGCCAGACATAGTAGGTCGGAATGAGATCGCTGATGCTATCTCAGAGGCTCAGGACGCGCTAGGGTTGACAGACCTCATGCTGGCTAAACGCGCACACGTTACCGTGAAACTGATTCGGTTCTTCAAACGGCCATTAGGCTCCCATAACGTAGTTGCTGGTGGATTTTATACGGCAAGCGCCAGGATGTCCGTCAACGCCCACAGAGCCGAATGCTTAAAGAGGATAACAGATACATTAGAATCCTGCTTAACAAGGAAGATTAAAAATGCGTGAAGTAGTTGGAGACCTTTGGGAAGTTGAAGCCGACGCCCGCGTCATTACAACCAACGGCACTATCAAAAAGAACGGCGCTGCTGTTATGGGGCGCGGTGTAGCGAAGCAGGCGAGCGTTAAGTATCCCATTTTGCCCTACGCACTGGGGGACATGCTTAAAAGCGTTGGCAATGTGCCCACCGTCTTCCGCCACTTAGACAACACCATTCCAATTATTACGCTTCCGGTCAAGCACGAATGGTATCAAAAAGCCGATCTCGCTTTGATTGAGAAGAGTCTCCAACTCCTTGTCGATGTCGTAGATAAAGAAGGGTTTGAGGTTGTCGTGTTACCACGTCCAGGCTGCGGCAATGGAGGTTTGGCTTGGGCAGATGTAAGGCATATACTTGCATGGTATTTGGACGACCGCTTCTTGGTGCTTAATTACAATGGTGAACCTCTCCCTATATCTAAAACTCCACGGCTGCCTTAAAATACAAGGCCATTTAGCCGCAATGCACCTTCGGCAGAAGCCGCTGACCTGTTATCAAGCTGGCATCGTTCTCTGGTTTGTCGGATGAAAAGTGGAGTTCGCTGTTGGGTCGGAGCTTGTCTCCGTGTGTTCAAAAATCAGCGTGCGCTGATTAGGCACTGGCGTAAGGCAGGACATTGATACATCTTATCCTCGATTTGACAACAGAAAAAGAGTTCCATTTTATCATCAAAGAGGGCCTACACCGCTACTTCCGTCCGACACATACTTCCACTCTCGTTGGCCCAGGCAACGGTTCTCAACCGTCAAGTTTCATCCGCGAAATCCTTGTCACAGACCGACCGGAGAGTTTCGTTTACGACATCCCTACCTACTTTGTCCGTGCTGACATGCTTTCAGAGCCACTGTTTGTTGACGATCTCGTTTGTAAAAAGTTGACTGGTTTAGACCTACCAACGTGGCGAGCTTACCAACACACTTTGACCGTTGACACGATTCCTCGACACAAGAAAAAGAGTACGGCACGGAAGCTACGAATTTCTGCTTACGTTGCTGAACATACCCAACCAGAACCTATCGAGGACATCAACTACACAGAAGTTGATCTAGGGCATCTGCAACAGGTTATCGATGAGATGAAAGTGTGCGACCTTTATGCCTTGGACGTGGAGACAAATGCTCTAGACCCGTACTCTGGAAATGTCTGCATGACTCTCTCGTTGGCGCATGGTCAAGCGTATTACATCCCCGCTGAACTGATACCGCGTATTCTCCTTCATGTGAACTGGAAGCGAGTCACCGGAGCTAACCTCAAATACGACATGAGATGCCTAGACACCTATCCAGATGAAATAGGTGATGACACTTTGCTCATGGCCAGCCTGTTAGAAGTACCTCTTGGGCAGCGCAGCCTCGGTCAGATGGTGAAGAAAGAATTTGCCTACCAGATGGTCGAGTTTGATGATATCGTCCCCAAAGGAGAATCCATCGCCAGCATTGACCACAAGAGGCTCGTTTTCTACTCCTGTGAGGATGCAGATTGGGTTCGCAGACTCACTCTGCAACTGAGACCTCGCCTGACCGGAGACAAGTTGAAAATCTACACCATACAACGCCGTCTGTCACCTATCCTTGCCGAGATGGAACAGAACGGCCTGTTGACTGACAGGACGGCACTCAGGGCGCTCAGACGTACACAGGTGCGGTCTATCGTCAACATCCGACGAGAGATATACCGTCAGGCCGGACATCGGCTTGACCTCAACTCTCCCGTGCAAGTCGGCAAAGTTCTGTACGACGAGCTGGGCATCCCCAGAAAGCGGTTTGCCAAGAAGCAGGCCAGTACCGCTGAGATAGCATTGCAGGAGATGTCGCACCCTATAGCCAAAGCAATATTGGCCTACAGGGAGCAGCATAAGCTCTGGTCTACCTACACCAAACCTCTACTTGAGAAAGCTCACCCCCTGACCGGACGAGTCCACCCTGAGTTCAACCCAGCCGTAGCCAGCTCTGGTAGGCTGTCGTGCAAAAACCCTAACGGTCAGAACATCCCGAAGACTCCGACCTATCGTTCAGTGGTAATAGCAGACGACACCAATTCCTTATTGAAAATCGACTTCGACCAACTGGAGCTACGTGGGCTTGCTGGAATGAGTGGGGGCAGTAGTATGCGTCGGATTTTCGAATCGGGTGCCAATATACACGCGCACACAGCCTCTATCATACACGGGATACCTGTGTCTCAGGTGATAAAAGACAGTCCTGAGTACATGGACGGCAAGCGGGGTAACTTCGCTATCGTCTATGGCGCTATGGAACGCAAGGTCATGGAGATGTTCGGCTGCTCCTTCGACGAAGCAAGGTATATACTTCAGCAGCTTGAGGTAGCCTTCCCCGACGAATTTGACTTCATACACTCTGAGAGGGAGCGGATACGTTTAGAGCGGAAGGCCACAACTCTCTACGGTCGGGAGCGTACGTTCGGAGACTTTGTACCCATTGACGCAGTTGAGCGCGAGGGGTTCAGTCACATCATACAAGGCTCAGCGGTTGAGCTGGTCTTCTTGGCGATGATCGCCGTGATGCCGGTCATCCGACGCTACAAAGCTCTACTTATCAACCAGATTCACGATGAGATATTGGTTGAGTGCTTATCAACAACCGTGCACGATTTGAGAGATGAGATCGTGCCGATGATGGAAGCGGTTAAGTTCTCTATACCGTTGAAGGTGACTGCGAAGATAGCACCCTGTTGGGTTATCTGAGCACTACCCTTTCCAACTACCCCATCCGCCTCCCCATCCGCCCATCGTACCACCACCTGCCGACAGACTTCCAGGCGAGGAAATAGTTGGAGTGTTCTGTAGCCTAGCCAGAAGCAGGTCTAATCGGGTAGTAGGAAGATCAAGTGTGATTGACAGTTCTCGCGCTGTTGAATTGTAGTCAGTCTCTTTGATGACAAACGTTCGTAGTTTGTCTGCCGTCGCTCCCACGATTATCTGTGGCATCGGACTCAAATCCTGAATCAGTATCATATCCCCAGATCGGACGCGCCAGAGAGGTTCCCTAGCGCCGACGATGTTGGTGATATACCCGCTAATAGTAATCTCCGTACTCTGACGTGGGCGTGTTGCATCAGCTAGAGCGGAGTCTCGCACCTTGTCCGCAAAGGTAGCCGTCATCTCGCCTGCCTCTATAACAATGTCTCGTTCATCATAAAAGATCGTCTGCTCCAGAATATTCTGCGCCACGTCGGTCAGTTTTGTCAGACTTGAGAACGCCTCTTGATATCGCACCCAGGTACGCACCCAGAAATCTTGAATAGTGCGTTCAAAGCGCAGACCTCCCTCTCCCATATTCTTGAGTGAGACTATCCAACGAACATTGGTTTCATCTCTGGCTCTCATATGTAAACGACGACGACCATAGACACCCGCAACAACAGTTTTAGTAACACCACTCTGATCAAACCCATACGAAGACAACGCTGCAATAATATCTTGCAGAGACTGGTGCTCATAGACAGCGGGGGATATCTCTAGCTCGGAGTCCTCAATAAAGGTTTGATCATCACTAATTTGGGTTGCGTGGGAGGTTACATCTATATCCGAGTCGCCATAGAGTAGATTGGTAACAATCTTTTTGGCTGTAGTCTTGTTCGTTGTCGTTGGGTCACGCTCAGCATAAATCGTAACCTCTTTCATCAGAAACCTGTTGACACCATCATCATCATCTTCCGTGAATTCGGTGGTACAGTCTAAAGCCACTGCTACGGCCTCCACATCAGCACCGTTAGCCTCTAAATTAACAACGGCAGCAGATGGATAAATATTAATGTCCAACCTATGTGTCCACGTGCCTAATGGATGGTCGGCTGTGTAGACTTTCAGGAACCCAGCGAAGCCAGGGCCTGCAACATCTGCTGAATACTGAATAGAGTGTATTGTCATCGGCTGAAAAAGCCGCCTATCCGTTAGTACCCCAACTCGCGGAAGACGATAATAGATTACCCCTTTATCACCAATTACGTAAGTCTGATTTTTCTTACTACCAAAACGGAACATCCCCAGACCTTTTTCTACAATATACTTATCGGCGGCCCCCGCACCCGCCAAACTAATCTCATTTGCGATGCCACCAGCGCCCGCAGATGGTATCAGCCATTTCCCCATATCGTTATCGTTAAACCACGCATAAAGAGTCTGGTCTGCCATACTTGACCAGTAGCCTTCGCAGGTTAGGTCAATCCCAGAGTTGGTGATGGCAATGGCACTTATCCGGCCATCCCAAATCGCTTCGTCAGCCTCAAAGATCGTCACTCCGTAGAACAGAAAACGTTCATACCACTCATACGCCTGACTTCTGGTCATCAGAATTGAGAGTGTACAACTGTTGAACCCTCCTGGCAGACTTGTGGAGAACTTAATGTTTACAACTCGTCGTGTGAGATCAGTGATAACCGGAGTGATCTGGCTCGTCCGGTCGGCTTTATCCGTGAGAACTACTACCAAACTCTGCATTAGACATAAAGGAAGCGGGGCATATATTCAATCCACATCTCGGTCGTCGTACCAACAGTAAAGGAGCCAAACGGTTTATCAGCGTCGTCTGTAGACCGTGAGTACAAGGCCACAATTGCCCCTGGTTTACCTGGCTCAAGGTAAAAACCATCTCCAAACATGGAAACGTTAGCCGACCTCAATGACACCAGACGGTCTAGAATACTTACGGCGGCAGGGATGCTGTTGACGTCCAACATCAAATACGCTATCGATGGCGCTTCCTCGTCTATCGTGTCAACTACCAAAATCTCGTTCGCCTGGAGTGAGGAATCTGCACTGTGAATCTTGTCAGGTTGGAGTGTGAAAAAGTTCTCAATCGGCAGAAGATACAGATACTTGTATGTGCGGTCAACCTGCACGGGATCGATAGCTGAGATCAACAGCCGAGGGTACATCAGATCATCGACGGTACGGGGGGAGCCAGTTACCTTGGTCGCTGCTCTAAACTGGGAGGCACCAAACGCAGGCGGCCATGATAACAGCCCGCCATCTACCATGTGAATGAGCGCCGAGGCAGGGTTTGTGTCTTTGATAGGGTCTCCGGTTAAGGCGACAGTGTAGATTGACGACGCCAGCCGTAAGAACGATGTTCGGTTCAGGGCTGAGGCAACACCTATGTAGCCCTTGAAGCTGCCGAATTGCGAGTCAGGAAACGGGAACAGGGTTCCCAGATTTATCGCAGCGATGTCCGCTAGGACGTTCGCAGCACCACCACCTGCGACACCTCCGTCCGCTCCTGTGACCCAATCTCCAGACGCCCCCATGTTTGGTATGAACTGCGAGGCCGCCCAGTAGAACACTGCCTTACCTGGGTCTTGGCCGTAAGCCGCTCCCAATCGAACAGGGCCAAGGGCGGCCCCAGCGGTGTTCTTCAAGTAGACACGGCAGGTAGCCGGAGCGTCTCCAGGTATATCGTAAATCGGCAACCAGAAGACCCTAGTGCTATCAGGGTACGCCCGCAGGAAAGACGAGCCAATGGTAGGCTTAGGGTCGCCTGTAACTTCTGTGAAGGATGCGAAAGAGCCAAAAGGTTGTCCAGGTGTGAACACGACACCATCTATATAAACCGTTGTAGCCCCACCGGAGAGCCACTGAATCGTCAATATACTCGATGCGCCGACGGTCACTGTTTTGATAAACTGCTTCCAAACGCCATTAGTGGCAGTAATTGTCTCCGTTACACCGTCGATGTCGATGACTACCTGGTTTGCACCACCACCGCCCTTTATCCACAGGTAAACAGTGGCAGTTGTAACGCCTTCTGGTACAACAACAGTCTGTCGTAGAGTCTTATTGGCGGCACCGCTCTCGCTGAGAACGAAAGAGAAAGCGCCAAACTTGACATTATCCGACGCCGCCTGGAGACCGCTGGAGGCGGTCAGACCTGAGCCTCGAACCCAACCCGAAGGTGTTCTTATGTGTGCCGTATTTGCTGGCGAGCCGGTTATTGTTATATGCCGCCCATTACCGCTTCGATCTTGGATGGTGCTACCTGTGTCCGCAGGTGAGTCCGTCGCGCTAAATGACCAAATACCTCCGACATCAGCAGCCGACAGACCCATATAGTTCTTGGGGAGGATATGACCAGCGGTGCCGCTTGGTGTGAGCCACAACCCACGGAGTCCATACATATAGAGATATCGAAGCTGATGCGGATGAACTGGCTTGTTCACGAGTATAGCAAGCCCCGATATGCGACCGTCGAAACGCTCTCCGTCCGCCTGATCTACTGAGCCGACAACAAAAGCTCCAACAGGGGCTCTTATACCTACATTCGCCAGTATGTTGGTCGCCTGAACAACACCATCAACCATCAGCACGGAGAAGGTGTTAATAGCACCAAGAGGGTCGGGGAACACTGTCATCGCCGCGCAATGCCAGGTGGTCGTATCGGTAATTACGTCAGCAGCAGTCAAGAGGCGTTGTGTGCCACCTGCGTCATACCACTCAAAGTTTAGCTTATTCCCAGTGTCAAAGAAGACGCGCCACGCCTTAGTCGTTGTACCGCAGATGATAATTGTCCGTGTGCCACTAAGAGCGTCTCGCTTAAACCAAAACACCACCGAGAGTATATCGTCGGACAGACCCACACCTGATGCTCTTTCGAGACGAACGCCCGCAGCTCCCAAATCCAACTCGTAGTGACCGTCGCGTCCGCCCTGCTCAGGGTTCCAATCGAAGCTAGGGTTGAGAAGCAGGTTGCGGATTTCAATCCCCGTGGTCTGATCAAGTCTGGCATACGGCTCACAGATCAACGTCAACTCGCTGTCTCGTAACAACGAAGCACGTCGAACGGTTGGGTCGGCAAGCTGTCCTGGCTGAAACTCACCATCTATGACATCGAAAGCGACTTGTTCGGAGGCGTCATCGAATTTGTAAGATAAGACAACTTTGGGGCCGAGTCCGTCTTTGTTGGACTTCTTCGCCGTATCCAGAAGTCTTCGCAGCGTTCGCATATTAGATACAAGGCCGTTATGGGTCGCTGCGTCAATGTTAAATGTGATACTGATTTCACGATTGGAAAGCTGCCGGTCAATCAGTCGCGCACCCTCGGCCAACATGGGATCACCGCCGAGGACGCGGTTAGTTTCGGGATGGGGCATATTGAGACCGTTCTGCCGCAGTTTGTACTCTGAACCGCCGCTAACGAAGTCAACAGTGTTCGTACCATCAGAGAGCTTCAATACAGCAGCCATATCAACGCCCAGTCCCTCTCCGCGTCCGTAGCGACGTAGCAAGCCTTGAGCCGAGGTCTTGGTTGAGCAGCTTGCTTATCTTCATTATGTCAGACTCACTGCGGACGTAGACGGTCAAATTGTATGTATTCCCACCGCGCATACCGTTACCGGCAGGCTTACGTATCTCTTCGCCGCCGTGGGCGACGACAAGCTGTGGGCTGCCTATTGCACCTGGGACAATACCCCCACCTTGGAACTTTGGCAACCCACTGGTAGGCAACCCCTGACCGGCGATGAATGCCTGGGCCGCTTCTCTTGAGATACCTTGTGTTATTAGAAACATCCAGACTGCCAATGCCGTCTGAGCCGCTGAGAAACCTCTTCCTAGAAGTTCATTGATTATAGCAACCGCCCGTGCGAGGGAAGCCATCTTACCAATATTTCGCTCCTGCTCGAAGGATATCCGCTCCAAAATGGCCAACCGCTGAGCCTCCAGGTTGAGAAGCTCGCGCTCAGGCCCTGCCTGCTCTTGCAGGGCTCGACCTGCATCGCGGATGCGGTCAGCAGTTTTGATGGCTGCGTCGCGTCTAGCGTCTTCACTTTTTATAAAGGCGTCTCTGGCGTTGTTAATACCATTTATCTGCGCGTCAACGTTTTGCTGCATGAGGTTGATCTGAGCACGGGTGGAGCGTTCCGCCTCTCGGATTTGGACATCAGCGGCCTTACGAGCGGCATCAACAGCTACTTCCGCCGTGTCACGTATCGCATCCTGACGTTCCCCTTCAGCGTCTATCTGAGCGTCAATGGCATCCCGCGCCTCTTCCTTCGCAGCAATCTCAGCGTTAGCACCCGCAACACTTTGCTCAAGAGCCGCCTGACGCGCCTTACGCAGAGCCAGCTCAGACTCCAAATACTCGTCAGGCCCGAACTTCTTAATGAGCATCTCCAGTTCGGCAATTTCAGCCTCCGTGGTTAGTATGTCCTGTATCGCCTTGCCGCGTTGGGATGCGAGATCGCGTATCGCAGTGGTTAGTTCCTGCTCAAGAGTTTTGAGTTCATCAATCCGCTCGCGGCTAACCTCTAGCTCTGCGTCGCGCTCGTCGTTGATAGCGTCGATACGGTCGGCAAGGGCGTCACGGATAGCGTCAGTCTGTTCCTGTAAGGCGTCACGTCTTGCCTGTACCTGCTCCTCTAGATTCTCTCGAAGCGCATCAACCTCAGCCTCAGCAGCATTACGGGCTCCCTCAACGGCGGCGTCGTAGGCAGCGTTAGCAGCGTCGGCGCTCGCCTGATAAGCAGCGTCAAGCGCCTCTAGAGCAGCCTCACGAGCCTGATCATCTGCTATCTCTTGGCGGGCAGCCTCCATCTTTAGAACGACAAGAGTCAGCTCTGCCCGCGACGCCGCGATAGTCTCATCTATAGCTTTGTTAAACTCATCCTGCACCGCCACCAAATCCTCAAGCGTGTTCTGATCTTGTAGATAGGCACTGTGCAGCGTTAGTATGTTACCGTGTAATGATCGTGTGTCTTCAGCAGCCTCCAATACTCTAGCGTCCCAGCCTTTAAGGGCACTCTCAGCAGCCTTTTGAATCTGAATATACTTCTCTAGAGGAGGGCTGGCATTTAGCACTTGTTGCGCGAGGACTGCTATAGTAGATGGAGGCCCTCCCTCCTCCAATCGAAGCATCTCTTCAGCTACATCAGCCAACGGCCCCTTTACATCTTTAAGGGCGGCGGCGAATTCCTCGGTAAGACGAGCACCTCTCTCTGTTGGCGTTTCGACATCTTTGGCTGCTGAAACCCACTTTATCAGCGCGGGAACACCTAACGTTAAAGCAGTGGTCACAGCGCCTATCACCAATGGCCAACCTAACAGTGCCTGATTTACGAAAAGTAATGAGAAACCGAGACCGAAGATAGCTTGCTCAAAGTTGCCAGCAGCAGCCTGAGCTGCGGAGAAAGAAAGAATCATACCCTGACCGGCTTTAGCAACGAAGTTGGCTTCGCCACCAAAGGTTCCTGCGATGAGGGCAGCGGCCTTTGTTTGAGTTGCCAACGCTGTCGTTCCAGCCGCAGCCCCTCTCAGCGCCTGCACCTCAGCCGCAAGAGTGGCCATTCTCACCTGTGACGCCTGATTCAACGCGAGCTTGGAGTTCAACTCAGCCTGCTGCTGTGCAGTGAGCGTTCCGCTCGCCCGAACGACGGTCATAAGCGGTCGCATCTGGTTCATCCTAACTGCGACCAGCTTTTGCTCCTCTGCAATGAGCTTCTCCGTCCACGAGGCCGCATTAGCAAGCGTAGTAGCGTGCTGCGCCAATACAGCGGTTTGGACTTTGCCTGACTGACCAGCTTTAGCCTGTTGAACACCCAGCTCTTCTAAATGCACCCCAAGACTCTGTAAACGGGGATCAAGCTGGCCCAGACCAGCACCGAAAGCTGAAAGAGCTGTGCCTTGTTCAACCAGCTTCCCTCGCACCTGTCCCATATTTTGAACGAGACGAGGACTGAAAGCACGGTTAAGATTGGCAGCGGTTCTAACGGCCTGCTCATCAACCGTCTTGAAGCCCGCTGTGAGCTGTTGGAAGGCAGCCTGGCTCTGCGCGGTGACACGCAGTTGAAGCTCTAGAATCTGTTGTGCGAATGCGCCTCCAAGAGCCATATCACCATGCTACTTCTTTGTCAGGCTCAGCCTCGGCTGCCTCTCGTAGCTGTTGAGCGGTCAGGAGTCGTTCTTCCCGTCGGTTGTTGACTTCGATGTACGTCCTGAGCCACTTCGAGGGGAGCCTGAGAGCTTCGCCAAGGCTGAACGATAAGCCGGAAAGTCCGTCAAGAGCGGTGATAAAAAATCGCTGACGATGCCACTCTCCTCATTGTCCAACTGGATAGCCAACGTCGCCAAGGTCTGATAATGAGTACGAGGGAGCTTCAGAAGCTCCTCCTCAACCAGCTTCTCTCCATTACACAGGAGACGGACAAAAAGGTTAGCGTGCTCGTAGCGATTGGGGTCTAGACGGGAGACGCCATCCTTGACAGCGACAGACATCTCCCTGACTAACAGATACTCTTCACCTATAGTCTCTCTACGGAGTTCGTAGAGAACACCGTCCAGCTCAGCCTTCAGTGGCTTACTAGGCAACTGCGCGACCGAGAGAGCCTGATCCTTGGAGTCGGACTCGGACACTTGCTACTCCTCCTCTTGGCGGGTTGGGCACCACACTGGTGATGATAACGTCACCGTAGTACCTGGGTTGCGTAGCCGACGCCTCACCAGCAGGCTTACCTGCGGGAGAGAAGACGAACCCCTTCTTGACAAAGGGAGTGGCTATAATAGCTGCCACGAATAATGTATCTACCTCGTCTGTACCTGTGGAGTAGTAGAGAGTCATGTCCACTGACCACTGAGCATCGATGATCTCGTGCGTCTTAAAGTCGTCACCGTAGGCGGTGGTCTCATCAGTGTTCTGATCGATGTTCAGGGTGATGTCGTTGCCCAGCGTCTCCACCCGTTTCATACCGGCGGACGCATACAGATAGGCGAACCCTGGAGTCACGTTGACATCACCGATTGCGAAGTCCGCATTCTTTCCTATAATCTTGGCCATATCAGCCTCCTAGCTGTAAGTATACTACGAGAACCTTCTGCTCGCCACCAGAATGCTCACCGTCTCTGTGGTAGTGCTGTTCAACCGAACACGTTGGAAGACTTCGGTGTCAGTAGTTTCAGCCTGCTCCTGAGCTTTCGCGCCGACACCCGTTGTCGTAGGAAAGGTCAACCTGTTCGTATAGGGGCCACCTGTGAGCACAGAACCTTGGATGGCTATAGTCAACGTTCCTGCGCCTGTTCGCTTCCAGATATGATAGACAGCGTGAACGCCCTTGGTGAAGCCTCCGCCGACATTGATTCCGCCTGCGGGAAGAAACGTGTCCACACCTGCGGACAGAGACACATCAGCAAGCGCCAGCAGGAAGCCATCAGAGATGCGCTCTTTCGTGCTACCATTCAGCCGGAGACTGCCCAGACCACCTCTGGGCAGTTGCAACGCTATCGACCCGTGTAGCAGCTTGGCGTAGTGAGCCTGCCTACCAGCAACAGGCGATGCCCCCTCTATAAGCATCGTCGCAACGACAGGATCGACGAAGAGGTTATCAAACATCGCTTTGTCGAGAGAGACCGTAGCATCCTGTTCCGACGCCAGCCCAGCATCGTCCATACGCCCAGTCAGCGAGAAGCTCCCGTTGGCGTCAATCGGCTCGAAGGTTTTGAAGTTGTCACTGTAGACAGTTGACTCTTCTGTGTTAACCTCGAAGGACTCCTCCATCTCGAACAGACGAAGGAACAGTTGGAACTCATCGAGATAGAGCCGTGCATCTTTTCCTACGATTCGACTTGGCATTTACTCTCCCCCTTGTACGATAATCCCAGGGGTAGTCCGAGCTTGGAACTTCGCCAGAATGTCACCGCGCAACCTGCGTTCCGCTGCTCGCAGCGTCGTCTCAGAGTCACGTATGAGATCGTTGAGCCTGGGGTTAGCAGGCTGACCTTTGTGTTGAGTCAGAACTCTCTTCTTTTGAAACTTCTTACTCCAAAACACAAATGGCTTACCTTGTTTAGCGACGATCATCTCACCGCTACCCTTCGCTGGAGGGCCGTAGATTCCCGTGCCTTCAGCGACGAAAGCTGCGTGCGGGGCCGAGTTCGTTATCCTACCCATATACTCGTAAGCAGCTACTTCACTGGAGGCGTCCCAGGAACCTTGCATGACGCCAGTGTCTACAGGAGTGGCCTCAGATAGCTGAGCCAGACGCTCAGCAAGCAGTGTATCAAACTGACCCTTCAGATCGTGCATATCCCTAAGACTGGCATCCATTCTGTCCAGCGTGGTAACTGCCTCCACAAGACCTCTGCTCTCAAGTGTTATAACCAACAGCGAGTCAGGCATTACTGGGCACTCCCACTTCCAACTTCAGGCTCTGTCACAGCCAGCGTTATTGTAACATGGAACCACTTGTTGCCAGAGGTGTCGCGGCTGATGATGTCTGCCACACCGATACCACTTATCTGAGCCGACCGCACCGTGTCAACTGTCAAACCCAGATGATAATTCTCGATAAGTAGTGTATCAATAAGATCGATGACATCCAACAGACGGTTGATGCTATTGGTTGATGTGGCGGGCTCATAGAAAGCATATGCCTCAATTATGACACTAACCTGCCTCAACCACTGATTACCGTAGGCTTCCATCGCCTGCGTAACCGACCCTGGTCGCAGAACGAGAGCATGAGGTATAGCGAGGTCAAGGATGCTGTAGTCCCAGACAGACACCCGTTGCTTGAACTCAGTCTTTGTCTCAAGCAGAGTTTTGACTTGGACTAAGACACTCTTAACGCTCATGTTCTTGCTGATGGGTCTCGTGGTGCCCCTATGCTATCCGCAACCTGTGGGTGACGCATGGTGCGTCTGCGGAAGAAGGGCTGGACTTTATCAGTGTCAGTCTCCAGCGGTTCCTTTTCAGAGTGTGTTACAGCGGTAAAACGAGCGCGAAGACTGGCATCAGTAACAATTGGAATACCTAGACCTGTAATCGCGCCCGCGTCGATGCGGTTCTTCAGCTCCATCAGGATATCGTGGAGGCGGTCAAAGCGGGTGTTGTTAGCGTTGCTGAATTGCAAACCAGGATGGAACATCTCAAGGCGGTAAGCTGCACCAACACCGTTGTACCAAGACAGGTAGCGTTTGGCTAAGGAAGAGTAGGTCGTGGTGTCTGTAGAGTAACCCGCTTCAGCAAGCCAAGATACAATCTCGGCCTCAGCGGTGTCGATAGCTTCTTCTACGTCTTCTGCACTGGGGGATGTGAAAGACTTGAAGTCGCCTGAGTCGGCTGAGGTAAGATGCTGGATGTAGCCTGTGACCCACCGCTCAACGTCGCCTGTGTTCTCTTCAAGAGCCACACCATTACATCCTATACAGCAGGTGAAGGCGCTGGCTTACGTCGCGCGTTCACGATCAGATAGACTTTCATGTCGTCAGCGGCGGCATCTATCGCCGCTGAATCGAACACCCTGACTGTGTACCCAGCAGGAAGAACATGCTCTTCTAGTTCAATTCTAATGCGACCGGCGGCATCGAAGGCCGCATCGTTGGGCATCTCGGCAGAGGCGTAGTAGTTCCGAGTCAGAGAGGCAGCCTGAACAGCACCGAAGTCTTTGAACCAGATAACACGAGTCCCATCGCCCAACTCAACCCGCATTTGACGGTTGCCTGGTGTGGCAGTAGTCACAAAGTTGACGATGAGAAAACTCAGCGCCCAGACTTGTCCCACTGGGACAGTAAAAGTCTTGTCAGAGTCGTTCAGCGCCTCGTCGGTCTGTTGAACGATGTTGGGAGGAGCAACTGCTACAACCAACTAGTCCTCCTACACCTTGGTAGCGTTCTTAACGCTCGCCGTCGGGAGACAGTATTCAACGATCATGCGTGTGCGGCCCGCGTTGCCAGCGGCACCGACAGTAGTAACCTCGCCCGTAACCTTTGTAGCGGTGGCACGGTACGCATCACGATGTCCGGTGGCGGCAACCAAATACAGACCTGGCTTACCGCCTAGATTATCGAAGTTAAGCTCTTCGCCAACAACAAGGTCGGTGGCTTTCAGGTTGATGGCATCGTAGAAGCCGTTGGGGTCTGCGTTGTCACCAACGATCAGCGTTGCCGAAGTAGTTGCCGTCCACGCTACGGTGTTACGAACGCGAACGTTGAGAATCGTCGCGCCCGCAGGTATGTCAACCGAGCCTGTGTACACACCCGCACCAGTGGTTTCGGTAAACAAGACCTCTTGGACAACGACTGGTGACTTGCCATCAACCAACAGGTCTTTGAACGCCTTGAGCCCCTGTGTCCGTCCTGCTACACCCTTGGTGGCCATTAGTTAACCTCCAACCCAGGTATCTCGATCTCAGCCTCTGGGCACGCCTCTTCATGGCGTGCAAGGTATTCGGGGCCGATGAACTCAGCCCCACACCTCAGACACTGGTCAAGGGGAGTGTCCTTCTTGACCTTCTCGAAATACCCAAGACTCTTCAGTTTCTCGTCGAGCGGGAGACCCCGAAGGGCGATCACCTGTCCCTTGTGGATAGGCTTGCCGCCGTAGGTGCGGTTCATCTGCTGCCAGCAGTACAAACCAGGGCCAGCTTTGCGCGTCTCAGTTGCTGTAGTCATCTGTTACGACTCCAATCGTCCACTAATCTACAGCGTCTGAAAAGAACACACCAGCGCGGTTGTCGATAACCTTCTGGTCGTATGCCGTCCGGCCCTCGATGATGTCCACCATGCGCTCATCATCCCTGATTCGGCGTGTGACCATGCGGTCGCCGCCTGTGAAGGGACGCTGAACGAAAGTGTAGATAGCTGAAGGCTGGAACCGTCCAATGGACTTCGGCAGGTAGAGAAGAAGAGCGTCGTCATCGAACAGATCGGCCAGCGCCAGCGTTGCGCCCTCAAGGTTGGTCGCCTGCATGGACGCAGCGACGATAACCTTGTCCAGCCGAAGCAGCCGCTTCAGCAGGTCTTCGGAAACGTCGTTGCCTTGGTACTTAACACGCTCCACCAGCAACGGGTGGTCGATCAGAACATCCATGACGAACTCACCAAGAAGTAGGGTGTTAGCCGCCCTGCCGATCTTCGTCCTAACCGTTCGGCGGTCTTTGCGAAGATCAACGATGGGGTCGGAGAGACCGTAGTCGCTCCACTTGGTAAAGTCGGTTGTGCCAACGCGGTCAGTGGCCCACACGCCAGCCTTGAACTTGTTGATCGCAAAGTCAACTTCCTGACGAAGCTGAATCATCTCCGCGACCCACTTGGCTCCATCCGCGTCCAAATCGTAGGGCGCGTCTGTGTTCTGTCGCAGACGGTCAGGGATTTCCTTGGCGATAGCGTGCTCGATCACTGCGTACTTCAGAGTGTTGAGGGTGGTGAAGCCAGACCGAGGTGCCTTCTCACCAGGGGCGATAGGGCGTGCTACATCGCGGAACCAGAAATCCTGAACGTACTGAGGAATGATATCGGACTCCTTCTCCACGATGACAATCGGAGCCACCTGAGCCGCAACGTAATCGGGGTTGGTGTAACCGATTGAAATCTGTGTCAGGAGTTTGTCTACATGGACATCAACGATGTCCGGCTGAAACCCAGGCATATCAGATACCTCCTATAACCGTTTCCACTATCCTGCGAACTTGTAGTTGACAAGCATAACAGAGATGATCTCGCCGTCGTTGGTTGCAGCCTCAAGAGCGATTGCACCTACATGGTGAGTATCCGTGGTCGTCTTGATACCCTTACCGTTGGCATCCGAAGTTAGCTTGTCACCAGCGGCGATATCAGTGGTCGCATCCACCTGAAGCTTCGAGCCGCCTATAACCTTGACACTTGCGGCCTTACCTGCCGCATTCGGCTTGTTCTGAAGGACGCCTATAAGCGTATCGGTGGCAGCGGTAGCCTTGTCAACTGTATTGGCGGCTGACATCTTCATAAATCGAAACTGAAGTGCAGACAGATCGCCAGCGGCCTTGGCGCTAAACCCATCCCCCGAAAAAGACACTGCTCCAGCCATTTTATTCCTCCTTGTTCAACTCAGTTACGCGGCCCGCAAACTGGAGGGCCGATTGCGAACTTCCTCTTGGTACTGACCCCAGAGAATAGGATCGCTCTTGCCGACGTGCTCAATGGCCGCAGCCATGTCCTTGATACCGAACTCACTCTTGGCGACGATAGCCTGAGCCTTGCTCATCACGATGGCCTCAGCAGAGCCCGCCCCAGGCTGACCGGATGAGACGCGACCGAACAGCTCGCTCTTGGACACCTGCTCCTTCAGACCCTTCTGCTCTGTAATATAAGCCTCGAAGTCCTCCGGCGTCATGCTCTTCTTGAAGCCGACAAGCCGCTTGGCGACGATTTCGACATCACCAGGAAGGTCGGCGGCAAGGGCTCGCATCTCTGCCAGCTCCTTCTCGCCCTGAAGCTCCTCGGCAGTCTTCTCGACCACAGAGAGTCGCTCCTGTAGTGGCTGTTGGATGGCCTCCACCAGACCTGGGAAGGCGCTCTTGGCAAACGCGACCAGCTCGTCGCCGGACTTCTGACCGGAAGGCAGTTTGGTCTTGATGGATTTGGCGAACTCAGCCACCGGCTCAGGCACTCCGGCGATGTTGGTCAACGCCTCACCGATTGCGCGAAGAGCAGTTTTGGTAGGCTCGTCGGCCTTGTCGAAGTTGAACTCTGGGGGAGCCTTTTTCTTCGGCTTACCCTCCTCATCCAAATTCTCATCGTCCATCATGTGTTGAGCCTTGGCCTCGGCATCCTTTGCCTTCAGGAACATCGCGTAGCGTGCGTCCTCATCCAGCTTCTCGAACTCAGCCTTTAGCTCCTCTTCGGAAGCTGCCTTGACGCCAGCAGCACTTGCAGCAGCCATTAGTTTCCTCCTTGCTGTTTCCTTGGCAGCCGCAGAGATGTTCGTCTGCGGTAGCCTTGATAGCGCGTTCCGAACATGTGGCGCATCTACTTTACCACTTCCGTCCTTATAGGGAAGGTGTCTGAGACTTCTTGGGGTTGTTTTTCCTTCTCCATCTTTTGTTCCACCTGGCTCGATATAGGCGAACGAGCTATCTGGTAGGTCATTGATGAACGCCGCCGTCCACTCAGCCTCCTCAAACTCCTTTTTGACCATGATGAACTTTTCTTTTATAGCAGGAGCGACAGTAAGAGACAGCTCAATCTCGTCAATGTCCTGAAGCTCAACATCCATCAAACCTGCACCCGCGATTCAAGTGACACACAATTTTCTGATGTTGTCAAGACCTATTGGCCAACTTCCTTACGCTCGCCAGGAGGAGGTCGTCCAACCTTCTTTCGAGCGAAACCTCTAACGCTGGTTCCTACATATTCACCACTTTTTATCTTCTTCCACACTTTATCATTTTGAACCCACAAAACTGTTACCCATGTGCCCTCAGGGAGAGAACGCTGATTGCCCTGGTGGTCAACAAAGTCCCAGTCGTAGGGCAAAACGTAAGACTGCACAGGAAAGACACCTGGGATGGCCTTCTGATGCTCAGACCAAATCGGAACATCCTTGAGCAAGAAGTTGTGGGCGACTTTCATAATCGTCTCAGGCGTCTGCCAGTGGCCCTCACCGTCAACGGTGTTCGGGATCATATTTACTGACCAGACGAGATGTTGGTCTTCGCTTTTGGCCATGACGAAAAGCCGCTCATCGTCGTCAACAACGTTCTCTTCACTGAGCAACTTGTCAACGTGTATATCAGCAGAGTCTGGTTGGCTCTTTTCAACATGATTAAGGTCGAAGTTGGAGACCAAAATCTCAGGATCATCTCGCAATTTTCCAGTTGGGCCTAATGCCATCTGTCGGGGAACGGCTATCTTTGTAACCTGGAAGTCCTTTGGAATAACCTTAGCTATTTCACCTTCCAGTGATAGGATAAACTTGCCTTTGATGGTCTTCAGAACCTCAAGAAGTCTGTGGAGGTCTTTGCCTCCCCACTCATCGCTTGAGGCGCGACCGCCATGACCACCTTCATCCCATTTCCACTCCGTCGGGTACGGTGGGTCGAGGTAGAAAAACGTCTCTGGGCCATCGAACTTCTGAATGATGTCAACTGCGTCTCGGTTGGCGATGACAACACCCTTCAGCCGATCTCGTATCTGAGGTAGCCGAGACGCAACTTTCATCACCTTGCCCTCGTGACTGGCTGAAGGCTGCGTGTAGTTGCCGTAAGCAGAGCCTCGCATATACAGGAAGCGGTATAAACGGCCTGTCCTACCTGCTGCTGTACTCTTCTTCAATTGGTTGAAGCGGTCTTTGCTGATAGTCCAGTCCATCCGTTGTATCTTACGGACTTCACCATCATCAACAGTCTGTAGGTCTTTATACGTCTGAGCGATATCAACGTCCAGATCGTTCAAGACCTCACGCTCACTGGGGTCTTTGGCGAAGAAGACAGCGGCACCGCCTGCGTAGCATTCGACAAAGGTAGAGTGTTGCGGAATCATCGCCGCAATCTTCTTAGCAATAGCTCGCTTACCACCTGGACTACCAAACGCCTGCTGTGTAGATTTAGAGAAAGGCGCAAGTGTTCGTGGCTCGAACAGGTCACAGGTATACTCTGAATCAATATCACCTATAACCAATTTACAAGTACCTATAGCCGATTTCGGCGTCTCACCCTTACTTCGTACCCAAGCGGCAGCAGAAGTGGAGTCCCACTTACCCTTGTCGAACCTGTAGGATTGAACACGGGTCGTCTCTTGGCCTCTAGGACGACCAATTACAGCACGGATACCTTTTGACGCGCTGATACTAATCGTTCGGAAAGAGTCAGCTTGGAAATCATCAACGGGGCGGACTCTGACACGTATCTCGTTGGGTTTGACATCGACAGACTTAGACATCACAGCAACGTCTTCTGCTGGCACAACTCGACTGTCCAAACCCATCTCAGCGATCCTTGCAGTAAACGCTTCAAGTGCGTCTGTTATCGCCTTTGATAATCCAATGCGTTCATCTCTACTTAGGTGTCCCATCTCACGAAGATCGTCCATCGCTTCGGTATACGCTCGATGTATCCGAGCTTCGGCAATCGCCGCCAGTGTGGTATTAGTCTTGGAGAACGCTGCTTCAGAAACAGTCGAAGAGGGAACAAAAAACCGACAGGAACCACAGTCACCTTCTTCTTCACCCTGCGGCTCACGGTAATTAACAGATTCCTTATGTACCTGATGTGTCTTCTCAACCAACGAGAGAACCTGACCATCAGAGAGCTTGGTGACACCCGTGGGGAAGGAAGACTTACGCATCTCGTCAGTCAGTCCTATCAGGTAGATTCGGGAGATACCTGCGCTCTTAGCCATCGCAACAGTGTGGTTAGAGTTGTCACCGGACATGATGACAACATCAGCACCTAAAAGCTCACGTGGAAAGTCAGTGGCAAAGGGGACGTAGCCGACGTTGATGCCACAGCTCTTTATCATGTAGCCGTAGGCTTTCTCATACTCATTATGGGCCTTCTTTGCCACCTGAAACGGCTCAATCTCGAAGCCTTCTGTGGACAGTTTGCCTGCGCCCATGACGGGGATGTTAAACACCTCAGCGAACTCTTGAGCCTTCTTGATGATCTCTTCACTACGTTGAGTGAGAAAAAGGACATCGGGCTCGACAGGCAAATCAGTAGGAATGTCAAACAGAATGGTCTTATTAGGGTGCTCAACAAGCATCGAAGGCTGTTGTCCGGTTGACAGGAAATGGAAGCGCAGCTCAGACATCAGAGAGCACTCTCCACAGCAAAACTGATCTTCTCCGTTTTCCGCACCGTGCCACCGACGGTCATTTGTACTTGGAGAGTCCAAGCGGCAACCTCAGCAGCCAGCCAAGCGGAGGGAAGCAGATAGGTGATAATCCCGTTCACGCCGTCACTGATGACTGCATCGTCATCGGGGTCTGCGTGCCGATTAGTTGTCGCACCGCGTTTACGTAGGAGAACCTTTACGGCCTGTCCGGTGAGATTAACAGCAGCGCCAGTATCTTTGTCTTTGATGGTAAGTGTAAGAGTGTAAACTTCTCCAGCGAAGAACGGCCCAAACGACATCAGACCTCCTCATTTTTCAGCGATAAGTCGAGCACGACAGGTGTTTGGTACACAGTCGTACTCGTGGTTGCCGTATTTAGTATAGCAGATGTTTTCGTTAAACCAATGTTAGCACTGGGAGCACTGTCAAGCTGGAGGTTACTAATGGGTGAGAACAGACTCTGGAGGTTACTAACAGGTGAGAACAGTCTAAGGGTGGCTTCGATGATAACACCCAGACGACCGCGAAGGGTGTTGCCTCCTTTGAGCCGTGATTGTCGGTCGAGGCCGCGAACTCTAAATGGACGTGCCACTAGGTTGCCCCATCTATCTTTGCCAGACCGTTTAACAGCTTGAGTTCACCTATCTTCTGGCGTAGGTCTGGGTCTTTATCGGCAGCCTGCTCTAGAATCGGCACGGCCAGCGCCCAGCGCCGCTCGTGGGTGCGAAGCTGAAGACGCAGGCTCGTTGCCTCTGCCCGCGCCGCCTGTGCCTCAACAAGCGCCTCCTGCGCCACGTCCTGATACGTTTGGGCGATATCTACTCTCGTCTTGCCTCGCTGTGACAGCCATTGCAAGAGAGTAGGGACGCTCGCAACGACCAAGCCTGCGACCCCACCTAGAACTGCTCCCTCCGGTAGTGCCATCTATCGCCACCTGAGCCAGAATACAACCAGTAGACCCATAGCAGCGACGCTGTTGATAACCTGCGCATCTTCGAGCACAAGCAGAGCGAGGAACGGAGGGCGCAGGTAACGTAGAACGACGATGAGACCCATCATTGTCAACAGCGTCTCAACGATCCCTTGTACGGGGATTGGAGTCAGCCGCCGATAGGAGAGCCAGGCTGATATTATGCTCACCCAGAGGGCCGTCATCGCCAGCGTTCCCACCATATTTAACATCCTAACACGCTTCTACAGAGAACGCGGGGTGTATCTCCGCGATCCCGTGCGTCTTGTCCCAGGCCCACGTGCCTACAATGCACACATGCTCGCCCTCTTCCGGCGCGTGGACTCGCGCTTGATCTACGGGGACTATCTCGACGTGCAGCACCGGCCCGAACTTCTCCCGGTGCTCGTCGTCCACGGTCAGGTTGAACGTCACGTCCCCGTCCGCCGATTGGTCGGCCTCAATGTCGCCGCCTTCCTTGATGCTGTGGGCGATGCCGGACACGCTGACGCACTCACCCAACACCTCTAGTCGCTGCGGCCCCCAGACGCCGCGCAGGGGGTCGTCGGGGCATGGTGAGCCGCCGCCGCCGTCCGCGAACCTGAACAGCACGAAGCCGAACATTATCAAGGTGGCAGCAGCAGAAGCGACGAGCCTTTTCATTACGCCTTCTTCGCCCTTCGCTTCGCGGCTCTGGTCGGGGCGCTCGTCTTCTCCTCCACGACGATCTCCTGGGCGTCGAGCGCGGCCTGATAGATTGAGTAGGCATCCCGATTGAGCA